GATATGGCAAAGAACAGCAAAGAAATCTTTACATTGCGCTGCGACCGTGCAGAATCAGTCAAGTAATCTTGATAATGTTAAGCAAATGTATAGTAATGTAAGGTGAATGTTAAGCAAATGATAAGAAAATAGGGACTAAAGACCTATTGACTTCTCTAGTTTGTTATGCTTCGATCATCTTAACGATGCTAGTACTAACGCTTTACAATAGCTTTACTCAACGGGGTTGACTTAATAGGAGGGCTGAATGAGTTGGGTCGATTGTAAAGAGTTGGTGTGAAACCAATTGAGTCTTACAATGTCTTAACATCGCAATCTAGTACTGTATGATAGTATTAAGTATGGGAAATGATACCAGACGTTATAGATGGGGCGTTGACAATGCAATGCTCACACACTTTGCGTTGCTTATGATCAGGACGGTATCTTTGCACTAGCATTACAATTGGTACTAGACTCACTAGTTCTTTCATGAGACAATAGACTCATCAGTAACGAGTAAGGAGAAAGGCATGTTTGAGTTGCACCTAGTCGATACCAACGAGACACTTACTACTAAGTACAAAAGTAGGGTCTTAGCATTCCTTGATGCTGGATACCTATCAAGCCGAGGGTATGCGGTCGAGGTGATCCATGCTAAGTCTAAGCAACTAATACGACGCTACAACTGCGAGTGAAGGAGCACATCATGAAGGTCTATAAGATCATCCACAAGAACGGTTGGCTAGCAGCGTGTGGTTTCTACGGCATAGAGAGGGCACAAGCATGGATAGATAGGTTTGACGCTCGCATGTACGATGACAAGAGCCTTAGAAAAGAAGACTTCACTATCTTAGCAGAAGATGTACTCAAGGGGAGAAGTGAGCCCACTCCTTAGAACACACAAAGAAAAGGAGCCTTTCGGCTCCTTTTTCTATCAAAAAGCACAAAACAGGGCGGTAGCTGCGGGGAAGCACACAGTAGCTTAACATAAAAGAACTAGACAGAAGAACTAGATTGCGGTATACTAAGGGAGTAGTAAGTCACTCAAACACTAACGAAATGGGAGAATAGAATGAACATCTACACGATCATAGCCATGGCGGTAGTCTCGATGATCCTAGTAGTGTCGATCACACAAGCATTAGAACAAACGTTTGCTCCGATCACGCACGCATTAGGTGGATAACATGAAGCATGCACACAAGGACTATCTGTTCTACTTACGCTTCGCTCTCATGGCTGAAGCTGCTCATGATAACTTGAAGGTAGCATACTGGCTCCGTAAGGCACTAGAGGTAGCACTATGAACACGTTTGTTGTTGAGAAGAGAGACTGGGGCTCAATGCTTTCGGGTCAACACACAACATGGGCGGTCATCAATCGTAAGACTGGATCAACTCACGGAGAACATCAGCAATTCGCTATAGCGAACGCAGTAGCAGCACACCTGAATAAGTTAGGAGTATAGAATGACTAAGGCTGAAGCATTGATGAAATTGGCGGAGCTATTGAGCAAAACTGTTCTTCAGGCTGAATATGCATACGACCTTCTTGGTCATACAAAGATGAAGAAGGCACAGAAGAGGGAAATAGCTTCAGCCTTCTATAACCTTAGAGCAGCAGCTTACGATGTGCTAGACACACAGTATGAAGACACAGGAGAAAACCGATGAACAGTTTATATGAGAAAAGGCACACTCTATCCGAGACAACTTACTGCTCATCATGCGGCTACTCTGTACTATTCTATAAGGAGGCAGGGCTATCCTCTCGATGCAACAGATGCATTCTCAAGTCATACGAGTCTCGTTTTACACGCTCTTCACTAAAAGGAACTAGACAAGCAGCGCCCTAAGACTTATACTGAGTACATAAGAACTAGATTCGATAAGGAGAAGGCAATGAGAATAGAGGAAGTTAGACGTAGCAGGAACCTTAGTAAGCTATTCCATGTATGTGCTACTTCTTCCGGTAGAGTAGATTATTACAAAGAGCATGGCGGCAACCCCGAGGCTGAACTAGAAATATGGGACGCAGCTAAGGAACGCATACTGAAGCTAGCAGGAGGAAGATAATGAGCGATAGAGACGAGACTCATGCATCACCGAAGGAATGCGACTGGGTTGTTACCTATAACGATTATGGAGAATGGGTAACTCGATTTGATGTTACGGGGACTGAGGGACACATTCAACGATATATGCTAGACCTCTTTAACGATTGGTACGAAGAGGACGCTGACGGCGTGTACCCGGAGATGCCTGAAGTATCGGCATACTGTCATGAGCACGAACATGAGATAACACTAAAGCACAAGGAGAAATAAGCATGCAAAAGTTAACTAGAATTTACTGCGGACGCAATCGCAAAAACGGCACATTAGTCCGAATTAATGACATTTACAACTTCCTTCGGGCTGAAGTTGCGACTCAGTATGAATCCTTCACTATTACTCATGCCACAAGATACTGGAACGGACAACAGGAGGAGACATTCGTTATAGAGGTCATTACCCAGCCTGTGTCCCATCATGTAGACTTTCGACCGAAACAGATTGCTAATGCCTACAAGCAACAATTCGATCAAGAGGCGGTACTTGTGACGGTTCAATCCGTTGAGAGTACTGTAGTCTGATAGGGGGACTAATGATACCCAAGGGATCTAGAATATTTCCCCTAAAGCCTGAAGGAAAATTACCTAAGTATGCAGGATGGCAGGAGACTGCTATAGTTGCCCCCGCTGCAGGCCGACCTAAGGGCAACTATGGCATTCTGCTGGATAACATGTTCCTTGTTATCGACATTGATGTAGACCATCCCGAGAGGGCAGAATTTGAGGCCTCTCTGCCCCCTACATGGACACAGAGGACTGGGAGAACCGATTGTATCGGGGTCCACTACCTCTACAGAGTACCGGAAGGGTTCAAGGGTAAGAACACCGTCTACAAAGCTAGTGATGGTACTAGAATAGCTGATGTAAAATGCAACGGGTTCATTGTCGGGCCAGGGTCGATCATCAAAGGGAATACTTACTACATGCTAAACGAAATGGAGCCAATTCAGTTATGCTAGATCCTCTAACCCTAGTAGATAAGCAAATTGCCGAAACGGTATCAGATACAATTCCAGTACAATTCGAAGGCATTCCCAGAGGTGAGCATGATAACTATTGCAATGCCCTAACCTTCTGGCATAGCCAAAAGTGGGGATTCACGGAAGAGGCAAATAAGGTACTTCTGCGAGAAGGGCCCTTAGCGGTCCTACAGGGCATAGATACCTCAAACCCTTATACTGAGGCTGACATTGCTCGCCTCGCGCGTTCTGGGGCATCTAAAGGCTCATACAAGCCATTGGAGCTTATCGAGGAAGGTTGGAACCCTGAGACTGATCTAAACATGCCGAAGGTAACCTGGGTACTTCAAGACTTCATCCCGAAAGGGAATCTAGTCCTACAGTATGGCGCGGGAGGAATTGGGAAAAGTACTTGGATATCGTGGCTAGCTTCCCAGGCCGCTAAGAGAGGTCTAACTTTTGGAGTAGCCTCAATCGAGGAATCTGTAAAAAGATTTAAAGTTAGATCCTTTCTGTCCGATCCCGGATTAGGGTTAGGTGTACACAGAATTGTTAACATAGGGAACACCTGGAAGTTTCCTAGGGATTCTGAGGAGTTTCGAGAGAAACTTATAAGATATCCCCTAGATATAATCTACTTCGACGCTATATACGCTCATTTTGAGAGCGGGGATGGCTATTCTAATGCTGCTGAAAAAGCTAGGGCTTGCCTATCTCCGTTATCAACTATAGCTCAAGACCTGAATGTGACGATTATCGGCACACTACATGAAGGCAAAAACAAAGACTATTTAGGATCGACTGAGATTGAAAATGTATGTAGAGTTTTTCTTCACGCTACTAGGAGCGGAACCAAGCCACTAAAGATTCGCGTAAAGAAAACGAACTATACTCAACCTGAATATGCTTTGAACATGATAGGTGCTAAGTTAGGGGCTGTATCTCCTGAGGGGAATCAATGGCTGGAAGAGACAGAAGACGGAGTCGAGTCTCAAACTCAATTATATGTAGTCACGGGATGTGAGAAAAGTTGTGGAGAGGATGATACAGAGTTTGAGCTTCCGGCTGAATCTGCGAAGGATATCAGAGATAGAAGAGTACTAGAAATGATAGACCAAGGTTGTACTTCTAGAGAGATAGCAAAAGAACTAGATATATCCTTAGACACTATTTCTAGGATTAGGAATAAGAACTAACATATCTAGTACTGATCGGTGATCGGTAATTTTAACTATATAGGGGTTTTTCGACCGATCGATCAGAACTAGTTACTCGTAAAAGGAATTAGAAATGAAGACATACCGTGGGATGACAAGAGAGCAACAAGTTGAGTACCTTAGACCCAAATACACCAGGCTAAAAATAGACCTAAGCGGCGCGGTAAATCGTATAAGAGATATCCTTTGGATCGAAGACGAGTACGTTACTATGCAGAACGACGCCATGAGGGAGCTATGCAAGTGCATTGAGCGATACCGGGAGGACTGGATATGAGTCCCTTACCTCAACTGTGGCCTCACCAAGCTAAAGAGCGTTTAAACGACCATAGAGACAAGCTGATGCTTTTGTGGAGCCCAAGACTGGGGAAGAGTCGGGCGGCCATAGAATGGCTTCTAAAGTGCCTTAAAACGCATTCTGGGGCTAAGGTTCTCATCACCGCCCCTCTGGTCGTCTGTCCTCAATGGGTAGACATGCTTTCAAAAGCCGGAGTAGAGGCAATAGCAGGATATGGGATGACTGCGACAAAAGTAGCAGCTTTGCTCAAATTAGAAACGTGCCGCGTGATCGTTTTGAATGATGACAAGCTAAAAGCATTAGAGGAATCACTTTTGAGGTGGCGTCCCTTAGTCTATGTCGGAGATGAGTCCCATAGATTTCGAGGTGTATCTACAGCGCGCGGGAAGGCCATGCGGAAGATAGCTTGGCAGGCCAAGTACGTAAGGCTCCTAACCGGCACACCCACCCCGAACAACATCGGCAATCTGTGGGGGCAGTTCGTAGCTATAGACAAGGAACTATGGGGCAAGTCCTTCTCCAAGTTTGCTAGCCGTTACCTCATTCGGGACTCGATGTTTCCCTCTAAGATTTTAGGAGTCATGCATGCCGAAGAACTCCGCGACAAGGTCGAAGCCTGTAGTTCCATTGTCAATCGTGCCGACGTCTTTGGCCCGGATCAATGGCAAACTGTGGTCCGTGACGTTACCCTTCCCCCAAAGGCTCAGAAACTCTATCAAGAACTAGTAAAGCAGTGGGTGGTCGAGAATGCCTTAGAGAAACAAGAGACTATAGACGTCACTCATACCCTGAAGCGCATGACTAGACTCCAGCAACTAACCTCCGGGTTCATCGTGGACGAAGAGGGGAATCAGCACCAGGTCCATTCAGCTAAGACCGATCTCGTCATGAACGATCTAGAAGAGATCATCGAGTCAGGCGAGAAAGTAGTAGTCTTTCACAAATTCACAGCAGAAGGAACGGAACTCTATGAACGATGCATTCGACAATTCGGACGTGACAAAGTATTTAAAATTGCAGGGGACGTCTCAGGCTCATCCCGTGAAGCTGCAATCAATAGTTTCAATGGCAATAACGAGGCAAGCGTATTCATTAGCCAAACGCAAGCCGGAGGTATCGGGATTTCGCTTGCCAGTGCCCTACACGTATTCTTCATTTCTCAGAGCTTTAGTTATGACATTGAAGAACAAGCAAGGGATCGAATCTACGCTCCAGGGCGTGGAAAGTGTGTTAGTTACTACCGGGTTAAAAGAAGCATTGATTCATACGTGGGGTCTGTCTTAGAGCAGAAACAGAACGTACAAACAGCAGTAACAACATCAACCATTCACGAAATAGCATTCGATGACGTTAGGCCGGAAAAAGGAGTTTTATGAGTAATTGTCTGTCGCCCATCATTAATGGACCGATCTTGATAGTTCTATCCCAACCCGGGATGGGGGACCTCATTGAGGAAAAGCTCCTATCAGGCAAAGATGGAGTTCTGCTTAAATCTCTTCTTAGTGACGCAGGAATAGCCCCAGAGGAGTGCTCCTATACCCTATGGGACTGTTACCCTGGGGCCTCATATACTCCTTCAATCATCATTGCTATGGGTAATGAGGCTCTCAAAGGACTTACTAAGAAGTCAGGAATCAAGAAATATAGAGGACAAACTCTCCAACTTCACGAAGCTCTAGGGTCCCCCTGTTCGGTGTATCCGACATACTCCATACAAGATCTAAAGAACGTACCCACTTTTAAGAAGACAATCATCGCGGATCTTCGCAACACACAACAAGGTGAATCAGAAGCAGTAGCATTTGAGTTCTGGGAGTCCTAATGTCATCAATTCTAGATCCAGGTTATTCACTATCATTGAGGCCAATGCAGTATCCTCAATTCTTTGAGATGTACAAGGAAGCAATCGCAAATACTTGGACAGTAGAGGAAGTCGACTTCTCCGAAGACATTACTGACTTGAACACTCGTGTCAGTAATAGCGAGAAGCACATGATTAGCCGACTTGTCGCATTCTTCGCAACCGGCGATACCATTGTCGCCAACAACCTCGTGCTAAATCTCTATAAGCACATCAACTCCCCCGAAGCGCGGATGTACCTTTCCAGGCAACTCTTTGAGGAGGCACAACACATTGAGTTTTATCTAACTCTCCTGGATACATACATCTCCGATTATGAAGAGAGAGAAGCAGCGTTTGCGGCTGTTGAGAACATACCTTCCATAAAAGCCAAGGCTGAATTCTGCTACAAATGGATGGAGTCTGAAGACTTCCTTATGAACCTAATCACCTTCGCTGCCGCAGTCGAGGGACTCTTCTTCTTTGGGGCATTTGCATATGTCTACTTCCTTCGTTCGCGCGGACTCTGCAACGGCCTCGCCTCCGGCACAAGCTGGGTATTTAGAGATGAAAGCTCTCATATGCGGTTTGCATTTGAAGTCGTCAATGTCATTAGAGACGAAAGCCCGCAACTTTTCACGAAGGAGTTAGAGGAGAAGGTAAGATCAATGATTAGTGATGCTGTCGATGTCGAGAAAGCTTTCGCTGAAGATTTACTGAGCGGCGGAGTATCCGGTCTCTCAGTAGAGAACATACATCAATACTTACTGTATGTGGCAGATCAGAGATTAGAGCAGATGGGTTATGCTCCCACCTATGGAGTACGAAACCCCCTCGACTTCATGTTATTGCAGGATGTCCAGGAGTTGACTAACTTCTTTGAACGAAAAGTGTCATCATACAGTATAGGAGTTACGGGAGAGGTACGATTCGATGAAGACTTCTGAGAAGAAGAGTAGAGGAAATTACCATGCTGTTTATTATCAGAGGAACGCGGAGAAGATAAAGCTTTACGATAAAATGCGAAGAGAGGAAAGGAGAAAGAAAGAACTAGAGGAAAGTATAGAGGACGATGACAAGGGGTCATACGTTATGACGGAGGAAGAAAAGGCTAGGTTCCATCGTAGGTGGAGAGACTTATTTAGTGAAGGGAAATAATCATGCTGGGCACTAAAGTAAAAATAACACATATAAGATGTGGTTGCGGCCATACTAGAGAAACTCACTTTTTTAGGAGAACTGTCGGACTAACGAACTGCAAGAATTGCGACTGTGGGCAGTATGTGCCACCAAATTCAGGTACTGTTCTAGTAACGAACATCAGCCCGTTGAAGCCAGGGGCTACTAGCTCAAGAGGTCCGGGCAGAGAGCTATGTGAAGAGGACTATGATGAATGACATCGGACAGGTTATGTTAGCCCTAGTACTAGTATTAGTAATGATAGCAACGCTACTCGGGATTATTACATTTTTACTAGGGGCAATGGAGGCAGACGAGTTTGAGCACTATGATACAAGTTTAGCAGCCCGGTATAAAAGAGCTACTTGGACCTATAAAATAGGTTATGAGTTGTTCAGACAGAGGGATTAAAAGGGTAAATAACAAAGTATCCTTATGATGAATGACATCGGAGGAAGTATGGAAGAAGATATTGTAAGTAAGATCAAGGAAATGGAAATAAAGATCGCGGAACTCGAGAAAAAATTAGAACAGATTGTAATGAAGAATGGATTAAAACCCTGGAATTATTTTCCCGGGAAGCTACATATCGGAGGAAAAGGATGAAGAACAAGGTTTCATTACAAGGTTTTTATGGGGGGGACCTAACTCATGCTCAGGCAGCCTGGACATCAACTGGGGGGCAGACTGAAGCCAAGAGAGAGAGAATCCCCGCGTTACTCAAGATGCTCGCGGAAAATGAGCATGGAACTCCTTTCGAACGTAGTCTGTTGCACTTTTCTGCTACTGTCGATACTGCTACTCATATCCACATCATCAAACATCGACACTTCTCAGTCAACGGTGAATCCGCAAGATATCGAGAATTCACAGACGATAAGTATTACGTCCCAGTAGATTGGCCTGACATTGACTATGATTATTTAGGAGGTACGTGCAAAAATTTGTGTCGAGAATACCACGCAGAATTGGCTAGGTTAGAAGAGTGGGGGGTAACAAGAAAGAGAGCTAAGGAGTCCGCTCGTTACTTCCTCCCCTATGCTATCCAAGTTAACTTGGACTTTAGTTGCAACTTCAGAGCCTTCGTTCACTTTCAGAAACTTCGAAACTCGGAACACGCCCAGTTAGAGATCAGAGAAATCGCTCAGGCTATGCTCCTGAGTGTCCGAGAGGAGACAAATGGTGCCTTTAAACACTCCCTCACAGCCTTCGGACTCAGTGGATCACCCCCAGCATTATCAGAAGGTGCCGGGGATTGAGTGTATCGACGTAGCTCAATGGTTTAACTTCAATCTCGGTAACGTGCTCAAATATATTTGGAGATGTGACGAGAAAGGTAAGAGTCTTGAAGACCTTTACAAAGCGGAATGGTATATTCGGCAGGAAATAATAAGGAGATTAAGTGTCTAGACCGGATTGGGACTCTTACTTTTTGGGGATAGCAACCGCAGTATCGAGGCGTTCTACCTGTCCCAGACTTAGTGTAGGATGCGTCATTACCTATAAGAATAAGGTTGTAACTACGGGGTATAATGGTGCCCCTCCGGGGGAGCCTCATTGCGTTGACGTAGGTTGTAACCTCATTGACAACCATTGTATGCGTGTCCTGCATGCGGAAGTCAATGCTCTTCATCAACTCAAAGTACTTAGCGACTTCTTAGTACTCTACTCCACGCATGAGCCTTGCGCTCTCTGTCGAATAACTATTAAGAAACACCGAATCCAAAACGTGGTATGGGGGCACCCCTATGGAACTACCAAAAGCTAATGCATGGGCATGGGATATTGAGACAGCCATCAACGGGGAAATTGTTGACTACCCAACAATGGTTAGTGCGGCTTCAACGGATTCCGTTTTCGTCGCACGAGGAGAGGATGCAATACGAGACTTGGTTTGCAAACTATCGAAGTCGGGAGCAACCCTCGTCACCTGGAACGGATGGGCGTTCGATGAGCCTGTAATGAAGAGTTGGGGCATAGACATGCCAATGAGCGTAGACGGCATGGTCATGGCATACATGGATGACGAGACACAAGCACTAGGTCTAGAATCCTGTGCGGTGAAGTATCTAGGCGTGAAAGGATGGAAACACGGTGACTGGAAAACTTTCGATCCGAATTCAGAGGAAGCTGCTCGATATGCGGCTAGGGATGCTCGATACACTCTCCAACTTTATGAGGTACTATGCCAACGCCTTGGACCGCGAATGGATGCGGTTACGCATATCATCACTCCCGCTAGAAGAGCCCTCGATGCGCAAACTTCTCGAGGAATTTATATCAATGCAGCAGCAGTCGAAAGGGAACGAATCAACGCCGAGTCCATTAGAGAGAGCACTCTCGAACAGATATCACGGGTTGCAGGAACTAAGTTCAATCCCAACTCCTCCAAGCAAGTCGGAGAGTTCCTCCTCAGAGGAGGAGCTAGACTACCTCTCACTGAGACTGGGAAACCCTCGACCTCAGTGGAAACCCTCCAATCCCTGGATTCTGAGTTCTGCCGCACCCTCTTGGAATATCGAGGAGCAGTCAAGACCCTCTCTACCTATGTGGAGCCCTATGAAAAAGTTATTGCTGGAGGCGGAAGAGTCCACCCTGATTACGGACTTGTTAGGACCCTCACCGGAAGATCATCCGCGCGAAACCTAAACGTCCAGAACCTACCGAGAGCCTACAAAGACTTCTTTGGAGCCCCTCCAGGGAGACTGTTCGTAGAGTGTGATTACAGCGCTATTGAGTTCCGTATAGCCGCCTGGTTCGCTCAGGAAAGAGTCATCTGTGAGTCGTATCAGGGGGATCCGTCTTGGGATGCTCACAAATTCGTCGCAGCTATGTTCTACGGTAAGCCGCAAGAAGAGGTTACTAAGTTAGAACGGCAGATAGCTAAGTCTGCAAATTTTGGGCTTCTCTACCTCGGCAACGGTTTCACTCTCTATGAGTATGCAAACAAGCAGGGAGTGAAGATGGATATGCAGACTGCAGAGGAAATATATCGCTTCTGGCACGATACCTTTCCAGGGTTTAAGAAGTTCTATCATGAAACGAAGGAAGAACTGAAGACGACCGGCCAAGTTCAAGGTCCGACAGGCCAGATCCGCCACTTCGGAGACTTTTCCCTAGTACCAAAACACAAGAGGCTAGAATGTCTAAGGCAAGCAGTGAACTTCAAAGTACAGAACCTCTCTGCACACATAACCTACGTCGCTATGGCGGAGTTAGACCGCCTGAATATGCCCACCACAGGTTTTGTTCACGATGCGGTTTTGTTCGAGTTCGGGAACGAGAAGGAACTAGAAGAAGCGATGCCGAAGATAACCTCAGCTATGGTAGATCACCCAAGGAAGTTTTTGAAGTATAATTTCGGTATTAACCTTAACATTCCGCTACAGATCGAGAGTAAGATACATCATGGATAATCCCCCAAAGCAACCCTCAGAAGGAAGTCACTCAATTCCTCTCCAACGTCTAGCAGACCTAGCCCTTAGAGTAGAACGAGAACTATCTGCTATAGCTGATGATCGCTCAGTTAACGACTTCTATAAGGCCAGGAAAACTACAGAGGCAGTATTAGAACTGGCAAGGGCCATTCGTGCTTTAGCCGAGTATTATGGTTAAACCCCTAGTTCTAAGCATGTCGGCAGTTAGTACCTTCATGAGATGCAAGAAAAAGTACGAGTACATGTATGAGCACCTACTGGATGGGATAAAAGAAAATGAAGCAATGGCCGAAGGAACCGCTTTCCACTCAATCATGGCTGGATATGCAAAAACAAGGACTCTCGGAGAAGAATCCCACCCTATGGGAGATGTTGCGCGTGTATACCTTACACACAGGGAGTTCCCATCCGATATACGCATGGTCGAGGAACCCATCTATGGAGAGCTCTTACCGGGAGTATATGTACGAGGGACGTGTGACCTTATATACGGAAGTGAAGATGGCACACTGGTTATACGTGATTGGAAGACGTTTACCAGACTCCCTTCACTTGATTCGGATCTTGATTTTCAAGCTCGTTTGTACATTGCTCTCGTCATGCGACACTACAAAACTAGCAAAGTCCGGTTTGAGCACGTCTACATAAGAAAGACTCCTCCAAACATCCCGAAAGATAAAGCAGGGAACTGCTGGACTCCTGAGGAGTGCTACATAACCCCTCCACCGATACTAATGTCTTTACACGAAGTTATGACGCTAGTACAGGAGGTGACTTGGGAACTAGAGAATTTGATCTATACGAAAAAGAACGGTCGCTACACCAGGAGTCCTCAGAAAGGCGGAGGATATGACGACTGTACTCGATGCTCGGTGAAGGAGATTTGCAAAGCTGAACTCACCAACGGAACACTCAATGACTCATTACTATATGGGATCTCACGGAAGCGAGAACCTATCGAAATTCCTGAAGGATTAAAATGATCTACTACTATGGCTGCGACGGTAACGGAACAGATTCTATAGCAGATGTCCTCGGACATAAGGACTTTGTCCGAATACCCGTTACTCGTTACGAAGACTTTGACAAGCATGTAACTAGTATTGTAAGCAAAGTTACGCCGAAGGATACTGTGATCGTTGATACGCTTAACATGCTTGCAGTAACGATCCGTGCTGATATTAACCTCGGTACAGATCCAACAGCTACCTTATGGGAGAAACGTGAAAAATACTTTAAGGATAAAGCAGGATTCGGGCTCTACACAGCACCTACTGCAATGCTTATACGGCAACTCAAGAACCTATGCAGAGGCGGAGAAGGAGCCAAGATTATTGTTACTTGTCATGAAGCTGAACGGGTGGATGAAACTACTGTTCCTCCTACTCGTAAGCGTGCTCCTGATCTCAATGCTGAGTTACTGGGGAGCCTTATTGGTAGCAGTTCTGATGTTTTCCGCCTCGCTATTCTTGACAGAGATATTTTGAATGATAAGCAAGAAGTAGTGTTAAAAGCGGGTACGAGACTGCTTCAACTGCAGGCAACAGAAGAATATATGGCGAAGTTTCAGGTACCCCTAAGTAAGGTACCGTCTATCAAAAAGCAACTAGCAAACCCAACCTATCCCATGCTTTGCGAACATCTAGGAAAGGTACCGACATGGTTAACAATTTACAGCCCGAGCGGAGTTGGAAAGAGTTCGTTTGCAACTTCGATGCTCAGGACACCGTAACGAACCACTGCGATCACGCAGAGTTTGATTGTTGCTCGAACTGCTGTAATCCCTGTATACATGAACCGATTGAGGATGAATACAAATACATGTTTGATGAATATGAGCATGATTGTACTAACTTCGTAGAAGTTATGCCCATTAGGGTGCAGGTAGCTCTAGAAGTGATTAAGACTGCACATAACAACCAAGTTACCTACGCGGCCTTTGACGTTATCCACGATTTTCTGAAGAAAGAAGTCTAATATGAGTGAAGAACAAACCTATGACCTCGAGGCAATCATTGATTTTAAGTCTTCCATCCCGAACGGTGAATATGTCGCACGCCTGGTTGATGTCGAACTCGGAAAGACAACGAATTCAGTGCCCTTCATGGCGGCTTTCTTCGAGATCCAGGAGGGAGAGTACGCAGGAGAGGATTTTAGCAAACGGTATTACCTGAATGTCTTCACCACTAAGAAGGGTGTTCAAGGTTGTATGGGGCTCTCAGACTTCCGCCGCGAAGTCTCAAAGATTGGTGCAGATTCACAACTCAAACAAAAGTTTACGTCAGAGGAATTGCGTAAACTCTATGCCACTATCTTCGGTAAGAAGAAACTGAAGATCACGCGAACTGAGGAGAAGGACGGCAAAGGAGCCGTTAATGAGGACGGGTCAGATAAAATGTGGCCGCGATACAACATCACAGGTCTTGCGGGACAATCATACACAGCGGCGGGGGCAGATCCCCTTGCAGATATGGGGTTCTGATGACTACTCAACAAAAACTCATGATGGTACTGACCATTTTAGCAACGGTAGGGATCTCAGAGGATATGAAGAAACTCTGTGAAGCATATCTAGTGAAAGAACTGGACCTAGTGTAATGACAGAATCCTCGATAAAGGATGCGATCATGCTCTTCCTGAAAGGGGAGGGCATTTTCGCATGGAGGGTCGGCTCCAGCCCATACCAGAGAAGCGGTGTACCGGACATTCTAGGGGTGTATCGAGGCTTCCTCATCGCTATTGAAGTGAAGACCCCTGAGGCATACAAGAAGAAAGACCTGGGGCGTACCGCCAACCAGGTCTTGTTCATGAATCGTCTAGAGGATAACGGGGCTCTCGTTATAACGGTTTGTTCTGCTCAACAGGTGGGGGACTTTGTGCAGGAACTAAAAGAGTCACTGAGTGAACCATCCCTATCGGAATAGTCGTCACATCATCTGAGTCATCGAGCATATGAGACATCCTATCATCAGTGGCCGTTATGTGAACATGACGGTCATTTTTTGCTATTAAGAAGCCTATAGACTTCCGCATGACGGGCTCATACTCTCTGACATAGTGTTTTGAGTTGCAGGGACCGTGCTGAGTCATCGCGTCCTCCCATAACACGATGACTGCGTCGAACTTCTTAAACTCACTCATACACCTTACCGCCGTAGACTGCTTTATGATCCGTGATAGCAATTTGGTCCACTGAATGGAAAGGAATCTTACCCTCCACCACATTGATGACTGCGATGCCCTGTGCCCAGTCGGTGCGAGGACGATCACTTGGGACGCGAGTACGGATCAAACGATAGGGGTTGCTTGTAGACCCGGTCTGACAGAGGCACCCAACATCGTAGGTGAAGTAGGTCTGTCGTCCTGCTGATGCATGCTGCACACGCATGGAACGAGTGAGGTGGTGAGTGTGACCATGGATGACAGAGGCTTGGAACTCAGCAGCTTTTGGAGGAGCGTGGGTGATAAGCAGATCGGGCAGTATATAAAACTCTCCTCCGGGATAGTATCCAGGCATTTCAATCCCCAATTCGTCATATCGAAGAAGGAACTGTTGTGAGAAGACGGGCCAACTATCTCCGGCTCGTTTGACTCGCATAGCCTTTCGGTTGTGTTCCAGAAGGAACTTCTCGGGTCTGACATCGTGGTTACCACCTATCATTACCTTCTTAGTTACTTGGGATCCGGCTGCTGAGATGAATTGACAAAGTTGGTCATAGCCTTCTTGTATGGACTCGTTGACAGCGTCAAACTCATCATGCTGCTGCCAACGGGATAGGAAGGGCCAGTCCATCCAGTCCCCAATGAAGTAGAGTTCCTTTGGGGATACATCAAGGGTAATCCTCTTGGCAATGTCCATTGCTCGAGGATCATGTATAGTCTCCGTCTCCTTCGTCTCGGGATCCTGTAGAAAACCAATCTGTGTATCAGACACAACGACTGCTTGCCATGTCTTCCTTAAGGTATGGATCTCTCTAGGAGTGAACTCTATCTTCTTAGGTTCCGCGCAGTTGACGACCGGGAAAACAGGAGCATCTGGACTTAGACAAATCTGCGTTTTGTCGAGATAGCTAGTCTGGATGTTGCCATCCGCGTCCTTAGCATGGACTCCCCATATACCCAACTTTACGCTATCAATACGACCAATAGCCTCAGTAGGAATGTTGGCGACTTCTAGAAGCTTCTCAATCCTAGACTGTCGGGTCGGTTCCTCCCTCCTGATGATTCTTTGATTATATATACGAGAAATGTGTTTGCGAAGACCTTCAGAGGTCATAGGCAAACGAGTGGAGTCTGAAATTATGTGAAAATGCTCAAGCAGCCACTTGGCCGCCTGAGAAGGACCACCCAAACGAGAAACAGCCTCGCAGAGACTGTCATGGGACATTTTCGATAGAAGGGTCGTGTTCATGTCATCCTTAGATGTGCAGAAAACCGAGTAATAGTTTTACGGCGTTAGGTATGATGTCTTTGGTAGGTATACCTAAAGCCTGTAAAGTAGGGATAGCCTCGAGGAGTAGTAACCCTGCGAGGATCTTAAAATTCTTTTGAACCTCTTCCTTAAGTTGGGTGTGAGAATCCTTTAACTCCTTCTCTACTGCGATGATACGATCCTTGAGATACTGTAAAGACTGCGAAAAATTCATATCCCCACTCCTTTGCTTATCTTCTTCTTGGCTGCTCTAACATTCTTAGGCTTCTCTGCCTTCTGATAGAAGGTATTAAGGAAAGTACCTTCAATAGCTACAGCCAGGCGGTCTACTATCGACATCTTCTGACCGGGCATTGCGTTACCTGACAGAGAACTTGCTACTTTACCGAGGTCTTCTGCACCGGGTATGAAGGAGGAGGCTAGGTCTATACCATACTGACCTACACCTTTGAACCTAGTGTTATCTTCATCTTCTCTGAGTTGACCTAGTTCCGCTAAGGCCCCCCCTCTAGAGGGGCTAGTAAGATAGTGAACAGGGTCCGAGAAGAGTTTGGCCGCCTGAGTCATGGGATTGTTAAACTCTATGGTATTCTTACGTTTACCCTGACGGTTACTCTGTATGTCTTGTTGAGCCTGAAGCATCTGATAGATCCTATGGGGATCCTCCTTCAAGGTTTTTAGGAACTGCTCTGGAACTATGCCTAGACCGAAAGCTACGAAAGGGCCCCCCAATGCCTGAAACATCTTTACGAATGCCGATTGATTCCGATAGTCTCCTACTCGATTTGAAATTAAATGGCCCTTTAGATATTCTTCTGCAGATCCAGGAGCCGAAGCGCCTAGTTTCTTATCTAGCTGCTCGAGCAGTCCAGATCTCCAGCCGACCTCCATGTGGTGAAGAAGATCATTTCCCGCTTGACTTATTTTGTTGTTAGCGGGAACGATGTAATCCTGCATCCCCCCCATTGTCTTTAGACGGTCTTCAACACCTGCCACAGGTTTAATCATATGAGCAAAACCCCGCATAACAGCGGGGATGCCGCCTGCCATATATGACAGAGTGCCTACGTTCACAAGACCGTGGGGTACGGGATTCCAGAGAATAGCCTGCTTACCCAACTTAGCAACCTTAACGAGAGGGTTATGTTCTTCAACTGATCGGAAGGCTCTCATTAGTCCCGAGTTATCCTGCAGTCCCAGACCTCTTATTACTCTAGGATCTCCTGTATGAAATTTCCCCGGCTGTTCTCTTACAAGTCTACCAAATTCGGCATTAGCCCCACGAGCGGCTGCGTGTACATCATCGGGATTGAGACTAAGATGCTTCTCTTCGATGGAGAGGCGAATCTTCTTACCTTGAGGAGTGAGTCCGGCTCTATCGAGATCGCGACGTGCTACGAATGCGTCTGCGAGCGCATCGTGTGCCTTTGCAGAAAGGTCAAGATGCGGGAAGTGTTTAGCTATTCCCATGCCCTCAGCAGTAGCATGAGCAGCCCTTGCAACTAATCCAGGGGCTTTTAGGCCGATATGAACAAGACCTCTGCCCACAGCACTTGGCCCGCCAGTCAGGACTTGCTCCGTGATGTCCTCACCTGTCTCAAGAAGGCCATCAACGTACGGCTGTATTACCGCTGGCGCATGCAGTCCGTTTCTCACCCATGAGTCAATCTGTGCATGAGATGGAACGAGTGTTCTACCAGCTATCAGATTAACAGCTTCCCCAAGTCCAGCAGTGGACTTGGCTTGATTCTTGGGAGTAGGATTAATGACCATATCCCAGATGTTGTGAAGATGGGCCTGCAACTTCTCGGGGGTCAAATCACCTGGCTTCAGTGTAGTCGATTCATGTAGTGTTCCGCCGATCCCGCGTTGCAAGGCTCCCATAGCATTGAGGACACCATCAACTGGATGGTGTCTTAGAGTGTCCCAGGCTTCGAGCCCTTGAACTTCTAAATTATGTAGGGGTCTTGTCGTCTGTAGACCGGCTAACGTTTTTGGGGTTACACCGCCGTGTGTGGCAGCGTGAACTACTGCTTTAGCATCATGTTGAATTTTACTTATTAGTGAGGCACTGCCCGAGAGAGACTCGTCATTATTCATGAACCTCATGACGCTGTCCGCGTACTCTAGTCCAACTTTTGAAGTAGGACTTCCCGAGTTGTACATGGAGAGAGCCTCCCGCATGTTACCACCCGTAGCTTTGAGGTTAGCAGACATCATGTTAGCAGATAACTCGGCGGCATAGGCTGGGTCCTTTGCAGCACGAGCTAGCTTGTCCTTAGAGATGCCGGAAGCGGGGTCTAACTGCCAAGGACTAACGCCTTGATTACCGTCTTTGTCTCGACCTGTCGCGGAATTGTAGTTACCGCCTGACCCAAGACCAGACTCTTGCATACCAATAGCCTGCATCATGCGAGCACTAACCCCAACCTTGCTTGATACGGAGTTTATCACGGCATCAAAGGTATGGGGGGTGTGAATGGGGTTAGGAGCCTGATGAGAGATAGGTCCGTCAGGAATAATTGGTTTATCGGAGATAGCCCCGTCTGGCTTTATCTCGGCGGGAGGAGAAACAGGGGAAGATGCTACTGGAGCGTCAGGTTTGATAGGAGTGCTAGATATCGGGCCGTCAGGTTGGATCGGAGAATCAGAGATCGGCCCATCTGGGACGATAGGCATTATTGATACTTCCAGATTTTGCCGCCATCGGTTGATATGATCGGCTTACCTCCAGATGTGCTGTATACAGTTTTTGCATTACTGCCAGATCCTACGTTCTCAGCGGGTTTCCCGGATCCAGCGCCGAGGAAGGAGGAAACCTGTGGGTTACCTCTCACACTAGCACGTAGTTGTTGATCTACTTCTACAGCAGACTTTAAGGCTTCTTTAGCGTCTGCTACAGCCTGAGTAGCGGCGCTAAGCTGATCCGGGTCCGTAACACTGCCATAATCTGTTGATAGACTCTTTTCCGCACTAACGACCGCAGCGCGAAGACTCGATAATTGCGAACTAGAAGTAGTCAGTAATGAGCGAACTGCGCCTAGTGCTCCATTTGGGGATGAATGAAAACGCTCCATAGTGTTTTTAACAGAAGTAGCATATGAATTAGCCCTAGACATAGCTGCATTCGCCGTCGTTACAACGGCTAATCCTCTGGCAGCATCCAGACTGGCTGCCGCATAATAAGCTCCTGTCTTAGCCGGTATCAGTTCGTTTGTCTCCGCATCATAGTATGTCGATCTTACAGTAGCTAAACGATCCTCAATTTGGTCCTTTCTAATATAATGACTATCGAGTGAATCAATCTTCTTTAGGGCAATTTGATCTTTCACAGATACAACTGCTGAATTAGTATAAAAGCTTTTATTAACACCGGAGTACTGGTCGAGTACCGTCTTCCTTTGAGCAGAGGGCAAAGCCATGATTGCTGTAAGTTGCTTTGGATCCAGGGTGTTGATTCCAGGCTTTAGTCGGTTAACATCAACTGACCCATCCTTAGTCATCTCGGGAAGTTGACCGGCGGCAGTGGAGAGCTGATTGTACCTAGCAATAAATGCAGGATCTTTGGCCCGTGAAGGATCAGTAATCATCTGCTGAGTAAGCTGCTGAAGATCCCCTTGAGCACCCACCTTGGCGTTATGCTGCATCGTAATGGCGTTCTGCTGAAGCTGCTGGTCCGTCTGCCTCATAGCAAGTTGATTCATCTGCAGATTCTGAGCAGCTTCATCGGCCTTCTGCTTGTCTTGCTGAACTTTTTCGCCGTGTTCGAACTTCTGTTCTTTCCCTTGTTGCATGCCACCAAGAACACTAGATAGGATTCCTAAGAGTCCTCCTCCCATATTAGGGGCTTGAAACGATCCTAGAGACATAGCATTTACTTCCTCAGCTTAGAGTGGGTCTTCCAACCCATCTTTTTTAGTTCTTTTAAGTCGGCATTGATGTTGTCCGCACAATCGGTGCGGTATTGGAGGTTCTGTACTTTCAGTTCCTCCTTAATGTAATCAAGTATATCATCGAAGCCATCCTCGACGGAATCGTTCTCGCAAACTACAACGCCAACATACCCGAGAGGATTCGCGACAGTAAAACCTTCCTCGATGTTATGCGCTACCCCGGTAGCGACAAAATACTTATCCCAGGTGCCATCTATACCATAGACAGTAGTACCTAGGGCGGGGCTATCATTATCTAACTTCTCAATGACATTCGGGTAAGGTGGCACAGAGATATTGACTCCGTGATAGATGTCACTAGTGTCATATAGGTCATCAATACTCTGCCCAGTAGCCACATTCCAGAGAAGTTGACTCATGGAAGAATACCCTCGTTGAGCAGTCATCTCAGAGTCGTATCCTAAGCGAGGTGTCCACTCCAAGAACCAAGCGCCCTCATTGTTAAGTATGGCATTGATGTCATACAACCCTGGTGGTGCATTCTTGGAGCGGAATATACCCTCTAATTCCTTGAACTTAAGATCCTGAGCTATCTTCGGCTCACCCTCTTCGTAGAACCAGCAGGTGTTGAACGAACACCCCGTAGCAGGTCCTATGTCCCCATCCATGAACTTCTTCTCTTCGATGGTGCCGGTGTAGGGTCCGACCCACGTCTTACCGTTGAACCAACGGGATGTACTAACAGCTACACCCGGTATACGCTCCTGGACTATACATGGAATGGCATCCCCAAAGCGACGTTGTATATTCTGAACTCCCCGGATCATATCTTCAGAATTAGAGGTAACTAGAGTACAGTCTTTAGAGAGATCCTTCGACGGCTTCCATGCCCAACCGCCATCGCCACTTTGCTGTTCGGGGTTTGAGGAAAGAAAGGCAAGGGATTCTGACACGGAGCTAAACTGGAAAGTAGGAGGGCAAAGAATACCAGCTTGTTCGGCAATAGCTTGTCCCCACTCCCGTTTCTTCTCTAGTTTATCTAGGAAGGACCCCCCGCATAGAACTAATCTTCCTGCTTTACGAAGGCGATCTGCTATATCTCCGCCCTCTGTGAAATCAAAAAGGAACAAGGTGTTAGGATCTGATAGACCCCACTTCATCCATACATCAAAGGAATCACACAACGGAACAATGCCTCGACCCACCCTGCGAGCATAAGATTCCTTAGCGTACACAAGAACATCGACTCCTTCATCAAGAAGACGTCGTTGCCAGGAGAGGGAGAGCATCTCAAGCGAGTGAAAGGCTATTCTCATCCAAAAAGACTCATGCCGGCGGATATACCAGATCCCAACGCTGCATTCTTACCAGACTGCTGTTGCTGTGCTTGCTGACCGAAACTATTAGCCATCGAAGCGTTCTGAGAGGATAGGCCGGAAAGGGCATTCATAGCTTGCTGTAGATCTGTTCCGCCTTGTTGCATGAAGGAGTTTGTATTACTTTGTGCTTGAGTTCCTACTCCTAGAGAGGAGAGTAAGTTTTGAAGTGCTTGAGTATTCCCCTGTTGGCCGGCAGTGTTCCCAGCTTGGAGAAGACCTAACTTCTGTGTGTCTGCCGCTCCGGCAGTGTTCGCTACACCCTGTGCTCCAGAGTTGGCGAAGTTCTGCGACTGACCTGCCAGATTACCTTGGAGGTTTGTCGAGTCTTGCAAGAATTGCGCCTGGTTGTTCTGCATCAGGGCATTCATGTTGGTGCCGGGAGCAGCATGAGCCATCTCAGTTTTTAGGCCCTGCTGATTGGCCTGAGAGAGTTGATTCTGCGCGTTCTGGGCATACTGCGGATTTAGACCCTGAGTCTGCTCGTTCTGATAGAACTGCTGTAGCCCCGGAGTAACTCCCTGGAGAGCAGTGTTCTGAGGCTGTGAAGCATACTGAGTTAACTGCTGAAGACCCGCGTTCGGGTTAACGCCCGTCTGCCCTTGAAGGTTACCACCTGAGTTAACAGCAGCACCAAGTCCTTTAGTAAGACCGGGAGAAACAGCATTAGCCTGTGCTCCATAAGAGGAGGACAGGCCGCTGAGGAGAGGTTGATAGTATCGAGAATTGTTCTGAGCTAGTCCGTTAGCATATCCCTGCATTTGGGTATTAAGCTGACCCATGTTGTTGAGGGCAGTCTGTTGAGCGTTACCCGCACTATTTTTACCGCCGCCCCCTATGATGCTACCCTCTTCTGTTCGGAGTGCTTACGTCCTGTGAGGTCTCGACAAGTAACGCAGACGCGTTGTATGCCCTTTCCCTTCTGAACGTATCGCTTAGTATTCTCTTCTGTGTATTCGTGTCCCTTAGAGCAGTTTGTCTTTCCTTGAAACTGATTGACTATACGTCCCTTGTTACTGCAATCTCGCATGTTACCGGCGTTTGTATCCAGAAATAGATGTTTCGGGTTTACACAGGAACGGTTATCACATCTGTGACAAGCAAACAGACCTACAGGAATGTCGCCAACATAACTTTCGTATGAAAATCTATGTGCCCGGACGAGTCTCTCGCCGGTCCAGAAGGACCCGTACCCGTCAGTAAGAGCGGCAGTCCACTCCAAACAACCGCGATCATCCATGATCGCCTCATACTTGGCTTCAAACCTATCTAGTACCGCGCCGCCCATTGATGCCCGCCTTTACTACTTCTCTACCGTCTGGTAAGAGCCCATTTTCTAACACATCCCAACCAAATTTACGCATAGTCTTCAACATTGGGAGGTTATCGGATACAATGTACCCGTATTTGTAATTATACGGCATATCCTCAATTAGAGCAATCAAGGCCCGAATTGGGAGGGCTTGGTACTTGGTACCGTCCCCATAGAAGCCATAGATAAAAAGTTCGTCGGGTAAACTATCATTAGCATATAAGCCACATACTGCGCGTAGGGCTCCCCTATAGAAAGATCCCATCCATAGGACTGCACTGCCGTAGGCATAGTCTTCGTCCTTATCAAGGGGTATACCCCAACGATTACAGTAGTCTGCGATGAACGGTCTAGCAAGGTGATCGTCTATCTGAGAGAGAAAAGGTTTATTCACTGGAGTTTGATCCCCAAAGATTGAAGGATTTGTTGCAATGGATTCTGTTGTTGTACTGCTGCTTGCTGTTGTTGTGGCTTCTCTTGCCCTTGCGGTGCTTGTTGTGCTTGACCCTGTTGACCGGGTTGAGGACCTTGAGATCCCATTAACGCCTGAAGAAGTTGAGGCATTAAAGATCCTAAAGATGCAGTCTGCGAACCGTCTTTTGGTGGAGGCGAGGCACCTGTTTGCCCTTGAGCTTGACCGCCTGCAGACATTAGGTGAGAAAGTAACACCATAAGGAGCTCAGGTGGTATGTTAGGAGGAGGCTGTTGAGCCCCTCCTTGTTGCGGTTGTTGAGGGGAAGGCGGCTGACCTGCCATTAGTTCCCGCTCCCCGGACGCTTAACGTCCTTCCAGATACCCTTACGGGCCGTCTGACCCTTTTCCCAGGCATCGCCGATACCTTTGGCCGCTCCCCCGACTACATCTTCTGCTTTCTGGAGGATGTTTTTTTGTGTTACGGGGGCTTTTTTGGCCGATGTTTTAGAAGGCTTTGCGGGGGTCTTTGCCGCTATTTTTGGTTTTTTTGCCGGGGTTGCCATTGTTTTTCCCTTTCAAAGGATCCCACATGTTGCTATTATATTTCGCGAATGATCCCCACATCCCCTGTCCTGTGCCTCTCGGACCTTGAAAAGTACGCTCGAATCGTTTAAGGTCGGGGAGTTTGGGGAGAACTTGTTGCCAGTCGGGTAACTCAACCACGTTGTATGAAAACCTCCGCGAAGATTGTTCCAGATTGTCCTGCTGTCCCAGTGATATTGACACCGAATACAGAGTAAGAGCCCGGACCGTGAAAAGGGGCCGGTACAAAGATACTAGCACTAGGACCTGGGGGGTTACCCGGCATGACTGCATACCCCGAAAACCGTACCCAAGTGGGGGCATTCATGAGAGAGAGGTTAAACAGCATCAAACTCCCCTGAGGAATAACTAAGGGAGACTGAGATCCGAATGGAACTGAGGACACAGGGTTTGCAGTATTCGTTCTCACCGGAAGATTCGGAAATGTGAACGAAAAAGTGCCCGTCGCCGGCAGCACGAAATTAAGAGCATCTACACCAAGTAACATCGGAGGATTCGCGACAGGTAGTGAGGCTGTTGCCTGCGTGGTTGTAGTCTGCGGAACGAATACACCCTTTACGGCATTGTACTCGTTTACAGTACGAACGCTAAGTTGCTTAGGCGAAGGAGGGATTGTCATTAGTCGCGATTCCTGTACTTCGACTTGATGTACCCGTGTATAGCTACTTTTTGTATATGTATGACACTAGAAGAACTAACTAAAACCTTGATTTGAACTTCTGCACCTACCATACCCCTCGGAAGAGAGCCCTGTTGACGGACATAACCCGATGATAAATCAAAAGACGATGTATCTGAGAATTGAAGTGATCCCGGATCAACAATGGTTGAAATAGTTACCGTCCCCGTCTGGACAGGAGCCTGTAACTCTATGTATCGGTAATCCTTAGTCGATTCTATGGTCCCACTATCAGTCACTCTCGAAAGGATGTAAGCTAGGATCGGATTACCGAAATCCCCCGGCCCCGAGAACCAAAGGTCAATCTGTCCCGCAGATTGTAAATCTGAACCGATAACGGGAGTATCCGACTCAAGATCAAAGTAAACCTGATCTAATGCGAATCCCATAGGGTACCATCCCTGGCTTCTGAGGTCCCATAAGTAGGTCTTGTTGAACGTCGGAAAAGAGAAGTGGACCATACGGTCGTATACGAAACTCGTGACGTCAGAGAAGTCCGTGTCTGAGAATGAATCAATAATCGACTTTATGTTTGACTGCTGGAAACCTCCATCACTGAGATTAGTTGGGGATGAACCATCGAATTGATAGATTCCTTGCTTCGAAATCCACCAGCAGACGCCATAAGACGTGCATATAGACCGCCTGGATCTACAACCGATGTCGAACAATTTGTTAACCTGGAAATCAGCGTTCGTTGATCCGGTAACTTGGTAAGTAGAACGTGACTTGAATAGGACGAGCTGAGATCCGATGGAGCATAGTCCGATAGCCACGTCATTGAAGTTATTTTCCTCTACTGGGTAGAACCCCTGAACTAAATCGAAGGCCCAGGGTTCATTGTAATTTGAGAAGTAAACTAGGGAAGGATCGGTTGTAGTACCGAACCCCCAGATACGCTCCTTATAAGAAGCGATAGCTGTGAAGATTGGTGGAGGATCTCTGCGAAGAGTCTCTGGGAGGTCAGCCGATAGACTCGAGTCAGAAGTAGTATCAGTATAGGTCGTAGTACCGTTCGGCACCGAAGCCACAAAGAGGAATTGACCGAGACTGCCCCCCTCCCGATAGATGTTCACCGTAGTGACTTGAGGATCAGTACTCACAGGAATACCTGTAAGGGTTACTCCCGTACCCGCAACCGTGATTGGGAGAGAGAACAGGCCGGCGCTAGACTCGAGCCCGCCCCCCTCAAACGTCACATTGTAAACATAATTACCACTCATAGCAGCAGGACCGTCGGTAGCTAAAGTAGGAGCAGTAACGGGAGCTACGATTCCCCATTGTGTGATTATCCCGGTGTTAACATCATACTTCAGAGTTGCTCCGACCCCGTCCGTCATGAAGACCCAGTGGATTGAATCAGCAAAGGACACCGGAGAATCTGGGGCGAGAGGCACTGGAGTAGGAATCAGGAAGGGAATACCCCCTTGGACCGCACCATAGATATACCCCACTCCCGCTACCGTCACAGAGAACAGATATAGGGTAGGAAGGCCCACTCGGTTAACTCCGTGTATTCCGTAGCAGGGACCGGGCAAAGAGGCCCCTAGGAAGCTGCTACGGCCCTCGGTGGTTACGAAACCGCCGAAACCAGAGTTTGGCACAAAGTTAAGACCGTCAACAAAGTTATTCGGCCCAACAAAGTATGGTTCAGTAGTCGTGTCTAGTCCCCCGAAAGGACCGACTGCTATGAATTCTTGCCAGTAGTCGTTGGTAGGGTTAGAAACAGCAGGCACATTACACCGGGTATGCTGTAATAGAAAGAGCAATGTTCGAGGTCGCAGACCCATTTGTATTTGGTACAGACCAGGTTACAGACGGAGTCTGTCCTCCCACAGCAGTACCAATCAGATCAATGGTATCCATACCACTGAAGTTGCTATACACAGTCGTAGATTCCCAGGTTGCGCCGGAACCAGATAGAGTCATCGTTCCTCCAGTATTACACGGCCATCCGGCAAAAGCATAGAGATTGTATGCTCGTGAACCGGGTCCGGGCAGAGTCGGCAGGGACAGAGACTGACTAAAAGGCACGGTTGTGCTCAAAGGAACTCTGATTTGTGCTCGTACAGTCGGTAAATAGGGACTCGTAACTTCGACTGTATAGCCGTGTCCAACAGTAGCAACAGTTACACTCGCATCTGGTGAAGTCAATGGAAAGACGGGGCCACCGCCTACCTCAGTGAGATTCCCACTCACAGTAGCGTTTGATAACTGAGCAAGACCGTTTGCAACGAAGTTGCTGTTCGTAGTGAGGATACCGCCTATAGTGACCGGCCCACCAGTTTGAGTCTCTCCACCCGTTACATTAAGGCCGCCATTGAGATCAGTGAGCCCTGTGACAGTAACAGTGCTATCAGCTACGACTGCACCATGAAGAGTAGTCAATCCGGTTGCATAGAATGTGCTATCTGCTGTGAGGGATGAATGAGCGGTTACGGCTCCAGTAACATCTAGCGTACTCGTCATGTTAACAGGCCCGGTCATAGTCGTCGTACCAGTTAAGGTCACGTTATTGAACCCGGGGAAGGGAGTTAGGCCAGAGATACGTGCGGACGGGATAATGCCGACTGTCAGGGTTCCCGTCTTATCAACGGCCCACTTAGAGACACTATTGACAGCCAAGTTATCCAGTAGAGAGGATGAGGCTGAAGAGAGATCAGTTACATCCACATAACGAGCGGTTAGTTGTACTGCAGAGCCAGCGTTCCATGTAGCGAGGATTTGCTGCATAGCATTTGAGGAGTTTGTGATTGGCAAAGGCTCAATGATAGATAGACCATTTGCAGTTATTTGGTTCATGAGAACCCAGGCGACCGTAGTGCCGGGAACAAGTGTTGGGACAGCAGAATAGTAGTTCCAGGTGCCAGACCCGCAAATTTCCATAGCATATGACGGTAAATTAGGATTAGTGGGGTCCTCTTGTGTCCATTGTAGGGTAGTCTCATTGAAGTCTGCATTCACTACGAACCAGGTGCAGCCAGAGACTTCACGCATAACAAAGTAAACTGACCCAATCTCAGCGCCGTCAAGGATAATACCCGGATAGACTGTCTCAATGATGAGATCATTCGGGATGACATTGCTGCTAGATGTCGGAGGAACTACCGCAAAGGGGTAGTAGACTGGCCCAGTAGGAACGGTCATCGGATGCCTCCGCGTCTGAAATAAGTACGCTTAGTGATCGGAACCATAGTTTTCGGCCTAGTAGCCTGTAAACGTTGTATCCACGGGTTAATCTTCATCGTCACTTCGTTTTGGTACATCTGAGCAGCTTGCATTTGTGCGGAATTATGATCCGAGTAAGACGCATACTCAATCATCTTCCAAACGATAGCTTCTAGGAAGATATCAGGGTAAATAGAATTATCCGTGGTATTAACTAGCGCAGGCGGGGCCGGGGTACAGTCGATCATCAGATAAGTTGGTGGGTTTGACTGCAACGGAATGGGTACAACACCGATATAGCCCCCTCTCAAGTAGTATGAGGGACGACTATTACAGCTACTCCACGGCATATTTGTAGGATAGGGCTCACAGCTATTATTCCCGAAACCCCGAGCGTTATTAGGACCTCCGGCATACGGGTACAACTCCGGCTGTTGAGCTATATATTTCGAGGTCTGCGGCACTATGCCAGAGGAATTGTCATATCTTTGAATGACGTCACCTTCTAGTGTGCCGATGTTCGTAGCTATGAGTTCTTGTTTGAAGGTAAAAGGGAAGTTAGGATTATCAGAGTTGAACACCGCAGTGTAAACTCTCAGTAACTTCATAAGGTCAATAAGTTGATATTCCTGTTGCCCGGAGACAAGAAGTATGTTCTGTGTGCTCTCGGGATGGTCAACTTCAAAGGCAACCTGATTTTGAGCACGAGTTGCGAGTTGTGCGACATCTGCGGCAGTAAACCTCTTGGTAGAGGCTTCGTCCATCATGAAGCGAAAGGTGTTCGCGATTAAACCTAAATTAACTTTATCATCTCCCGATTTATGAGATCTTCAGACCTCTTAATCCAATTACAGTTAGCACACAATAACTGAAATCGTCCCAATTCATCGTTAAGTACTTCGCGCATGTATTTTATTGTACCACCTGAACCGTACTTTCTGTGTAAAAAGCCATCAGAATGTACGTGATCTATCTGCAACTGAGTATTCTCGTTTTATGAGGCGACTACCTTTTTCCTAGAACCCTTGATTGCGCCCTTTTTGCCACCCGGTATTTTTGATCTTTTTGTTTGCGCGGCTAGTTCGTTGTCGAATGCCTTATGATCCCCAGATGGCAATGCTTTCTGTGAGCCACTTGTTAGAGCCTTAGATCCCTGTTTACCTGATAGAGTTTTGGAGGACGACTTTCTCCCAACACTGGGAGCTTTACCGGAGTCGCCGAGAGCCCTCTTATTAGAGGGCAATGCTTTTTTTACAGGGGTAGCACGTCCTAAGTGTTGATATGACTTCTCTGGGGGTGTAGAGGATCTGCGAGGAACCAATGATTTAGACGCTGTTCCCGCTTCCCCGCCTTCTGCTGCACGACCGAGGCGAGGTATCATTTTACCTACCCCCAACGCACCTCTTGCAGCGGCCATTTCGCCTAGACCAGCGAGGGCCTCAGGAATGAAAGGAGCAGCACCAAGGATAGCCTTGTCACCGCGAGTGGAATCGACATTATGTGACTTCTTACCAAGTTTGGAGTATATCTTGTCGGTAGTAGCCTGGTCACCGGACTCTTCGGCGTGCTCACGTTGTAACTTATAGTAAGCTGCTTTACGCTTGCCGGGATCCTTGATTTTTTGAACGGCCATTTGCTGCTCTGATTGCGCCACATTAATTCGCCATGAGGATGACGTTCGTAGTTCCTGTAATCGCGGGACCACCGACAATAGCCGTTGCTACTGCACGCAGTGCGATAGCATTAGCCTTGAAGTTGAGTACATTAAGTCCGACAGTATTCTGCATTGGATTTGACCACTGGGCTGAAGACTCAGTGGATGGAGCAGGACAGAGATACCAGACTGGGTTAGCAGAGACTCCCGCCGCTGTATCACGGTCAGTCGTGAAGTACATTGTGACTTGAAGACCTGCACCAGATCCGCCTAGACCAATCGTGAACTCTTTGCGGGTACGGATCAGAGAATAGTTGATAGGCCAGTTGCCTGCAGGCGATACATAGTAAAGCAGAGGACCGGAGTCCCCTGCTGCAGTGAAGGAGGCTATTTGCTGCCCAGCAGCATTGCCCATCGTGGAATTGCCACTAGCCATATTACACCTTTAGAGAATGATTTGGGAAAGATGGAAGGCTGTGTTAGCTTCCTCCGGCATCATTGGACTAATATCATTCGGGACGCCCCAAAGAATGACATTCAACCCGCCTGCGACCACTCCGTCAGCGGTAATGCGAAGGGTCATTTCAGCTAACGTAGGCCAATTAACATCAAAGTTCTCAATGGCATAAATAGTGCCTCCAAGATCTGCTTGACTCGCATTGAAGAGCGGAAGAACGATGTCAACTGGGAATAGTGCAGTACCGACTGCTCCAACTTGCGAAGGCACGATGCCAATGCTCGTCGTATCGGACGCAGGCACACCTGGGAGAGCGCCAGCAACTCCGGCTACCATTGTTGCTCCGCTAGCGGTAACTGTACCGGCGACGCTGTTCGTAGAAACCGTGAAGGAAGGAGTAGCCGTACTGTAGGCTAGGGTCTGAATGACGACTTCGGCTCCGAGTGAGTTTGCACGATACAAGGTGTTGAAACCGGGGAAAATGCCCGCTGCTGTTGAGTTCAACGTTTGGCGATTAAATGATGTAGTAAGTGCCTGACCGATATACTGTAAACTAACGCCGCGAGCGGAAACTGTATAAACGTATGGAATACCTAGGATCGACACAGTGATCTTGTCACCAGTTACGAATGTACCTCCGAGAGTAAGATATGCGTATGAGGAAGCTGCTCCGGCTCCTTCGTATGCACCAACGCCATTTACAATGTTCAAAGCAAGTTTACCGGCGGCGAAATTGTTGCCGGAGGGAACACCGAAAGGAACTGGAAGGGAAGGGGCAGCCGGGACAGTGATGGTGTTACCCGCAAGATTGACTGCGCCGTTACGAGCGAGCAGTCTACCATTGATGATTGCGCCGGTATTAGCCGTAATCGTCGTCAGTGCAAGAATGGTACCGTTGAAGGTGGAGGTAGCCCCCAAAGTCGCAGAACTACCAACTTGCCAGAAGACATTCTTTGCGCTTGCACCATTCGTTAATACGACTGCGCCACTGACTGATGTCGTCAGTGAGGTAGGGATTTGAAATATCCAAACCGCATTGGCATTACCTTGACCATTTAACGTGACTGTGCCAGTTATCCCTAGCGAAGATGCAGCCGAGTAGACACCTGGGGTGAGAGTTAAACCGCCGATGTCAGAAGGCACAGAGATCGAAGGAGTTCTGCCCGCCGCATTATTGTACGCAGCAGTAAGATCATTCTGCGCCGCAACAGCAGCCGGGTTGGTGACATTCGTTGCACCAGTTACGGTCGGGGAACCAGTTATAGCAGAGCCGGGAGTTAAGCCGAGGTCGCCGTTGATGGTGGTAGACCCGGTATTGGTAACCGTAGTGCCGGCGAGGATTCCATAGGTTACTGCAGAAGCGAGAGGAACTGCAGGAGCCGCAGAGGGGTTAGACCCGGCGGGAACTATCGCAAAGTTGCTCAATGTGTATGAGAGATGCGTGATCTTATAGTTAAGACCGAGAGGGTTTATCGATTGAATCGCAGTTGAATTCTGAGCGAAAGCCGGCACAACAACGGGGGTAACACGAAGAGGAGCCCATGCATTATACTGAAGAGACTCGGGCAACCGTGATTTGGATTGAATCTGCTTGATCGGCATTATTCCGCTTCCTGTGAGTGCTTGTTTTAAAAGTTAAAGAAGGCTCCGGTTAAGGAGCCTTTGTTAGTTCTTACGCTCCGGCGGAACCAACGACGCCTCTCGCGTCGACCGTGCCCCATACTGCACGGAACTCAGTCTGTTGGAACATGTTCTCACATTGCTCATCCATCCATGAACGCTGCTCATCCCACTTAACTGAAGCGAAGACTGAGTGCGAGTCCTGGCCGGGCTCACCCTTACCAGCAAGTACGAACCACGGAAACGGGCCACCGGCGGCAGCCGTGAGGTAAACCACCGGCATTGGGGTGATCGAACCAGCAACCGCGTTAACGCGATTCTCGTTGCTCGTTGGGTAGTAGCTCGAGGAAAGAAGTTCCGTCGCCGTCTGCTGAAGACCTAATGGGAAGATCAACTGTGAAGGAGTGCGGTGAGTGATAAGGCCACGGTCGTCCGGGATGTTCGCCATAAGGATGTATGCTTGTTGAAGCGTTTCAACCGTCAGTGAGACTGCGCCGAGGAAGTTGCTATAGCTCGACACCAGTGGTTGTGAAGACGAACCTTGAAGAGGATGCGCGTTGCTACAGAGAGGTTGACCATCAGCCAACGGGATAGACGGGTTAAACGCTAAGTTGAAGACGTTCCAGAACAAAAACTCTTTCGTCTGGTCACTGGAGTAGCGGAGCAAACCCGGAAGTTTCGGGATAATACGTTTCGCATCTTCTCTCATCATGATCTTCGTAACTTGATACTTCAAGGCATAAGAGACATATGGGAAGAAACTAATAAGGCCCTCTTTAGTAGCATCAACGGAAGCCGCCTGGCCTTCTGTCAACTCATTCAAGGTACCAAAGCCAACGAGGGACATCATTTGAAGGAAGCCATGCGCCGGATCGCCTTCGTACGAGTTAAAAACTGACGGGTAACGCAACGGCTCAGTCGGGGTCGAGTTCGTATATATCTTGTTAAGCTGCTTCGTCTGAGCTTGGAAATAAGTTCTGCTATTGATCAAGTTAGACACTAAACTATTCTCCAGCTAACACGGCGAGAGCCGCAGCATTAAAGGCAATACGGACGCGAGTTCCAAGGTTACCGACATCGCTGCCCGCTCCGGGGCGAAGGGCATTGCTGGAAGCAAATGGCCCATTGATCTTACCGACTACGAAGGCCACCAGGTTAGAGAGGGTAGGATCTGCAACATAGAAGCCGGTGACCGGGTCAATGTTCAGACCGACAGGGGTTCCAAGGGTCGCTTGTTGAGTCCCGCCCGCTATCCAACCCGTTGATTGAGTCAGATTGATCGCAACTTCAACGCCGTACCCAAGAGTAGCAACAATCGTTTGCGAAGGGGAAATCGGGAGAAGTCCGCCGACCTGCGAGACACCGAAGACGTTTTGGGTCGGAGCCGGAGGATTTATCGTACCGCCGTAGTTATTATTTGAGTCATGCTGTGCAATACCAACGATTCCGACTGCCACGTTTACCGGAGCAGGAATGATACCCGGAGTAACGAGAACCGAGCCGCCAGCAAGAGTAGCATTAGAAGCTGCGACTGAGCCAGTGACTGAGGTCGTTGAAATCACAATCGTGATTGCATTACCGCCCACGCCGGCGACATTCGCCGTCATCAGGATCACTTGACCAGATGGGAGGGGGACAACTTGTGCCGTCACTAAGGTGAGAGCCGTACGAGCATTGATGCTTGCGACCACTGCGGCGAGCGCTTGGGCTGAACTAGTCACCGGAATAACGGTCGCGCCTGAACCGTTCACATTATACGTGATCGTGTCGCCCGAGACAAAGGTACCGCCGAGAATGAATAAACCCTCTGCAGCCGTACCGGCGGAGAGGACAACTATTGCATTATCTGAACAATGAGCGGCTGCCGTGTAGTTATCGACAGGCAAAGCCCCGGTAAAACCGGCGGGAGTAAGCGCCAAGGGGGCTTGCGCTGGATAAATAAGTGCAGGCATCTATTGCTCTTTCACAAGAAAAAAAGACTGTATGCTTATCATACAGTCTTTGTGTGAGAATTGTCAATGAGATTACTTGTTTCGCAGGTCGTTTACTTCACAAGTAGCGATAACTCCTTCACCGGCAGCACGTTGGACATTCTGTTGAAACTGAGCAAATGAGACATTATTGACGGTTCGGTCGATAGCTAACTTCTCTCTCCACTTGTACATCTCAGCTACTGCGCGAGGCTGAACTTCCATCAGGGCTACGTCATACACAGTAACGAGGGCCAAGCCGCACATTTTATGTGACATCATCGGGATGTCTTTATCGTCTAGCATCTCTTCTTCTTCAACCGGACGATATGCTCCCGAACGAATCTTTCCCATGATTGCCGCTTCTTTTTTGAAGTCCACCCAGGAGTACATGCAGTCAGGGCGAGGATTCTTCATGAACTTCTTTGGGTCCGCGAAAATTGAGGTATGGTCTGTCGGGATATAGGTCTGATCGACTAGAGAGTTATAGTCCGCAAATCGTCCATTGGGAAGTGCAACTCGCTTACCCTGGTTAGTTTGATTCGCAGCATTAAACTTCTGACTCATCAACTCTGAGACTGTCTTGTTTGGGATTGGGAGACTCATGCTATTCCACCTTGTCCATCATCTCCATTGATGACTTCCATAATCTGTTCAGGTTTTAAGCCATTCTCCATACCCATGTCCCAGAATGCTTTTTGACCTTTAGTGAGTTTGACATTGACCTTCTGACCCGTCGAACGAGCAGAAGTATCCCCTGCGCTATACATAGGGATGCGGACTTGGGGAGCTTTCTGTCTTTTCTCTAATGCTGCGCCTCGGGCTGCATGCTTGAGAATCTCTAGTTGCTTCGAAAGCATAGCAGGGTTAACGTTTGCCATATCAGCTTCACTGATCTGACTGATAAGGGAGTCAAACTCCTCATTCTCATCGGATAAGAAGCTCTGACTCTTACGGAACTGATCTATGGCGAAGCGGGTTGTCTGACCTGCAACTGGGACCATAGATAAACGAGCTTCCGCAACAGCTTCCTTTTTCGCCATTTCGTATAAGGAGAGCATAGCTTCTGCAGGATCAGTGAGATAAGCATTCTGAAGTTGTTCCTTGAGTTGGGCACGTGTAGAACTAGGAATACTAGTGTTATGAGCCTGCTGCTGAACCGGGGGAGCCCAAGTCGGCTGTGACGTTGGAATGCTGAGACGTTTGATCTCAGCAGCTTGTTGAGCTAACTGTGCTTTTAGTTCCTCTAGGTCCGTATTGGGAACTGATGAATGTTGATTACTGTGCGAGACATCCTGTGAAGGCGAAGACGAGGGGACGAAAGAAACTATCTCCTCATCATTAAGTAAGTCATCGAGGTCGCTCATAGATTAAATTCCTCTTGTAGCCATTCTGGTACTTCTAACTTAGAATTCGCGTACATTGCAAGGAATCCTCTAAAGATTTCATTATATGCGATAATCTTTCCACGTCTCTCCCCCTCATCCATAGAGGGATCCCCCATAATCTCCTTCACCCATCCTTGAAGTACGGGTTTTATAGAGATATCGTAGACACTTCTGAATACTTCGGCATGATATCCCCTATTATGCTCCGCCAGGTGGCTTGCCACTTGATTCCACCTTTCCGTGATTCATAGCAGCGAGAGCGAACTGCATCTTCTGTTGCATCTCTTGCTGCTGGGCCTGCTGTTGTCCCTGTTGTTGAGCTTCTTCCATAGTACCAATGAACTTCGTCACTTCAGGTAGATCATAAGTTTCAGCTATAAGAGCCGTGAGAGCCCAGATCCGGGGGAGATTACCTTGAACGAGAGGGTTGCTCTGGAGGAAAGAGGCAAACATGAGAAGGTCATTTCGTCTATTTTCCTTATCGAGAGGACCCCCCTGACCTGCGATGGACAGAGTGTAATCCAGTGAGAGGATTTCCTTCGGTAGTTCAATTTTTTGAGCACCGCCGGGGCTATGGTCAACTGCCTCCATTTGGTCTTTGCCATACTGGATGTAAAGACCATGAATATACTCGAAACACTCCTGCATCCATGAACGGACTCTCTTGAGGACAATATTCGTAGGTAAACCCGCGACAGCCGCATTCTGCTGGGCCGATCTCGCACTTCTATTACCTCCCGATGACTGTTGTTGTTGGGGACCCATTGCTTGAGGAGCACCCATAATGGCCTGCGCATACATCATAATTGACTGCTCTTCAGTCCAGGAGGACTGAGGAACTTCGGGAGCCGTCAGGAAGCTAATGGATCCTGGTTTGGCGTCAATCATGATGCCGGGACCCATACCCATATCTTCTTCTCGAAGACGGACGTTAGGTTCTTTGATCGTGGTAGGATTGAGAGCCCAATCCATGAGGTCGAGGCGGCCATTGTGTTGCGCGTTCAGTTCATCTTGAAGGTCCTTGAGGCGCTCTGGAATACTGAATCCATAGAATCTATTAGGACGAGGAAAGGGCGCTAGAGATTTGAATGGTCTTCCCTGTAAGTACTCGAAAGGTGTGTATCCGAGGAGAGTTCTACTGCGGTCGTGCACCCACAGTATGTTCTCTTCGGGGACTCCGTCGTTATCAAGGTCGTACTGATTGGTGTGGATGCGCCAGACCGTGATAGGACCTCTCTCCATCTTGACTCCGTCGGGAGGCGCGACTGCCACATCAGTTACATTGATTTTACCTGAGATAGTATATGTGGAATCACCTTGCCTATCATAAGACAAGTCTCCCTGCCCGGTAGAGACATAAGAAAGGGCGAACTCGACTCGATCTTCATCAAGAACACCCGAATTGACTAGCTTTCGTAGGGCTGCTTCGCTCATGTATTCTTTTCGACAGCAAGCATCCGCTTCTTCAATCGAAGTCGCATGTGCCGGTACTAGAAGAAAGTCTCTGAGTTCTACCGGCCTAAGCTTTGGATCATTGTACTGAGTGAACTTGACCTTCTGTTTTATCTTTGTAGGCTGACCCTGGTCGTCCATTGAGTCGGCAATGAAGATTCTCTCATAAGTAGAAAGTTCCCACATGATTTCCATGATGGTGACCCCATCGCGGGCGGAGAGATGAATCCCGGTGAAGAAGGCATCATCCCACCTGTTCGAGGTGTACTTGCCGTTGTAAAACTGTTCCACAGAATGACTATAAACAGAAGAGTTACTATCATTGCCACGTACACTGAAAGGACGAGGCAATAACACTGAACCACCAACCCTAGCGACAAATTCTTCCACCTGAGCGGGTATCAAGGGTATTGATAAATTAGAAGCATTCGGCCACGGTGAATCTCTAGGCGTGACTCTCATCTCATACATGGAGTTCCATATATTCAATGATTCGTCTAGTTCCGATCTATTCCCTAAATTGATGTTTATAAGAATCATGGCAGTCTCACCAAGAGACTGCCATGTAGCATCGCTTATTTTAGGGATAGGAAGATTTACAGGAGCTTCAGGTTGATAATCAGTCTCACTATGGAAATTTTTCTTCATGATGCTCCTAGTATAGCAATTTACTATACTTCCAGCAATCTCGTTACATTCCTCTTAAAATCCCACACACATGACATTATAAGACAAACCCGCACTGCTACCATCCGTTATAATCACGTTGGTGGTGCTCTGAGAATGGATGTAAGCCGACGATAATCCCCCATCTGTGGGATCAATGTACGTTGCTGTGCAGATAGGAGGTGAGACATACGCAGTACCGAAAGTCATGGTTCCATGGAAGGGAGTAGTAGCAGATGTACTAACTAGTCCTGATTGAACCTTAAGGCCCCCTAAAAGAATCCCATTCTGATAGTTTACTACCGAACCTCCACCGCCTCCAGAGGCATTGATGATGGGGTTGGTAGCAGTTCCAGTTACGGTTACATTCGTTCCAGCAGTTACTGACTGGACAAGCCCCGTACTGCAGGTTGCTCCTACAATAAGGCCGCTAGTTGAAGTTGATAAGCACTGACCCGATGGGATAGCCCCCAGCAACACCGAGTTAGCGAAGTTAGTATTGAACGGGATAGTGTAGGCTTGAATAGCCTGAGCGGAGCTAGGTGCGCAAGACAGTAATAAAGCCACTGTTGCTACAATGCTCTGGACTACTTTTCTCGTGTAGTTACTCATGAATCACCTTACTGAAGTGTTGCAGTAACAACGCAATTATTGTATTGTACCGTAGGAGTTGCATTGAATGACGTCACATAGGCATCGAATACCGATCCCGTAGTGGGGACATATGGGCTAATCAGGGTAGATACCGCAGTATTAACGTAGGGACCGTTATGAGGACTAGTAGGAAGAACTACCGTCCCGACCGTAACCGCAGCACCTGATGGTTTATACTCATGAATCGTTACCGTTCCGCCCGCGACTCCATTGGATTCAGCAGAATACAGGTAACCCGTAGAGCCGACTAATGCTGGATTGTATGGGAGACACTCGATAGAGAAGCCCTTAATGGAAATGAAGGAGTTAGTTCCAGTTGTGATAGGTGCCGCTATCAGACTTTGGTTAGTCTGCAGAGTTAGTGTATAAGCTCCACTGCCACCCGCGACGAAGTTGATAGAAGGAGTGTAGCCGGTGAAGGCGGGATTCAGATTTATTGCGGTAACGAACCCAGTGTAGGCGGTGCTAGTCGGATTCGTGACCTTCTGACCATCATTGTCGGCTAATGAACAGATGGGGGCAAGAACTAGGATGGTTGAAAGAGCGAGAACTGAGTACTTCTTCATGTTAAAAATTCGATCCTGACGTAGCGATCCAGTAGACTGTGGCGGCTGCATTACTCGTTGTGCTGCAAAGTTCGGGTGTAAAACCCGTGGGCGAGATGGAGGTTGGGGCGGCTGTATCTCCGACTACGGGAGAAGTAGACATTACGATGTCAGGGGTACCAGGGGCGGCTGTGGTAAATGTGATGGGTGACCCAGCAACGCAAGACCCCGCAGATGCTGTAATAGTAACATTACCATGTTGTCCACCGCAATGCTCATTCGTCGATGCAACTGAATACTGAGGACCGGATCCAACTGCCTTCAAGCACATGCCGGGAGAAAGATTCGAAGCATTGAGCGATTGAGCAAATACTCCCTGCCTAACTCCGAGTTCTCCGCCTGTATCAACTGCTATTAGTTGGTTGGAGTTAGTTACGTCTTTGATACCGAAGGCACTGTTGGTTACTACACCTCCTACTAAGAGTGTACCATCTGCGGTAAGTTTAGAGGTGTCTCCGGTAGAGCCCAACCATTGAGCAAACTGGGTATTAGTAGCTATGAAAGCTGGGTTAAATAAACTGGTCGAAGTCACAGACCCGGTAAAGGTGGGAGCTGCAACTACATCTGCAACCACTGCCCCCGTGGTGGGGGATACTGTTAAATTACCCGATGAGCCGGCTGTTACTGATGTAACTGCTCCCCCACCGCCTCCACCACAGGCAGAACCCGTAGTGGTGAGTCGCCCATTAGCAGCCGCCTGGACGCAGTTCCCGGGGGTTAGGTTAGCATCGTTCAGGTTGTTGACCCCGAGAGCTCCCGTACTATCCATAGCAATTAATAGGGAACTTGAAGTAAGATCATAGATACCCCAGGTGTCATTACGAATGTTTGCTATAGAAAAAGCATTAGATGAATTCTGATTAACAGAGTCACCGAAACTCGTCTTCCACGCTATGGGATAGTTGCCAGAGGTTTGAAGAGCTGCTCCCGCGTTACCAAGGGTTGAGTTGATCTGTCCAGTGAATATAGGATTCTCAGTAATATCACCGATGACTGCCCCCGTAGTAGGAGAGAACGACATATTACCCGATGAGCCGGCTGTTACTGATGTAACCCCGCCTCCACCTCCTCCAGAGCCGCATGCTGAACCTGTTCCGACAACCTTACTAAAAGTCGTAGTCGTAAGACATTGACCTGGTGGCACAGACTGAAGATAGATTGGAGAGAGGAAGTTCTGATTGAAAGGAATACTAAAGGCTTGATCCGCTAGGACCGAAGTCGGTATTACTGCCAACGCTAAACCAAGTATTAGTGTTCTCATCATAATCCTTAGTAGTTATAGTGCTCTTCGATAGTCAGTATACCAGATCCGCCTGCGCCCCCTGCGAATCCACTAGTTCCTGCCGTACCCGCAGTTCCTGCGGCACCGACTGCATAAGCATAGGTGGCTAATGGAGCAGTTATTACAGCCTGAACACAGCCCCCGGATCCGCCGCCGGTAGATCCTGCAGTGGAACCGTTAGCCCCGCCGCCGCCACCACCAGTGTTTGTAGCTCCGGGACTACCGGCTACACTGCTGCTATTTGATCCACTTGCTGACCCCGCGCCGCCTAGGCAAGAAGATCCTCCGGTTCCGCCTCCTCCGAGGTAGTAAGGAGATCCTCCGCCACCAGTGACAGCGAGGCCGACTGCAGTACCTAGGCTCGCGGTTCCGCCGGTTCCGCCGGCTGCCGCACTACCTTCAATGCCCCCGGTGCCTCCGTTAGCCACGATGAGCGAGGTTCCGAAGGTAGTGTTACCGCCAGTTCCTCCGGTTCCGCCTGTAGCATTGCTACCTCCGCCGCCGCCGCCGCCGCCGACTGCGAAAATACGAACCCATTTCACGCCTGCTGGAGTCGTGTACGTTCCGGAACCGGAGAGAAAAGAAGTCTGAGTTGGGTTCGTGGGAATTGATGAGGCTCCTGGATAGATTAGAGCACCGGATGCCATTGTATTACCGACAGAACCGAGTGTTAACCCAAGGTTAGTAACAGTCCATGTCGCGGTATTTGCACCCGCAGTAATAAGACCGTACATAGCATGCGTACCATCATCTATAGTAACTGGGAGACCGTTCTTCGGGAACGCGCTGAAGTTTAGGGTGGAAACCGAAACGCTCCCCCCCTGAGCAGGAATAACAAAAGTTGCATTAGTAGCATTGATGGGGCAGCCGCCGATGTTGGTTCCTCCGGGAAGCTGGAATAGTCCCGTTGATCCAACTTGAGCGCAATTAACACCGGCTGTCGCTAAAGCAGTGAGAGTCATGTTAGTGAGGGTGGGCGATGCAGTAATAGCAACTGTCGGGGCTGCTGACGTACCTCCGATAACGATATTTGACCCGGCTGTAACTGATGTGACCGTGCCGCAAGCTACCGCTATATTTTGTATGAGGCCGCTAGCCCCCGCTTGTAGACAATTCCCCGAGGTTAAGGCAGAATCAATAATATTAGTGGTAGCCGTTACCGTTCCAGAGAATGTGGGAGAGGCAACTGTATTAATAATGGGGTTCACCGCCGTCCCGGACGTGGTTATGTTAGTTCCCCCAGAAACTGAGGCAACTGTACCATTTCCCGACCCACAGGCGAAAGCAGTATTGGTAAATACTCCCGCAGTTCCTGTCTGTACACAACGACCTATGGTTAAAGCAGAATCTACAATGTTAGTAGTAGCAGTAACCGTACCAGCGAAGGTAGGCGAGTCTGTCACTGTTACATTCGGTGTGTTCCCGCCACTAGAAGCTAGATTTCCAGATGCAGTAACAGAAGTAACCGTACCGTTCCCAGAACCGCAGGCGAAGGCTGTATTACCTATGAGTCCCCCAACTCCGGCTTGTAGACAATTTCCTGAAGTTAGTCCTGTCCCGGTAAGGGACAGAGCAGAGAGAGCCCCCGTAAAGGTTGGAGCATTGGTTACGGTGATATTAGGGGTAGTGCCACCGGAGGAGGCTAAGTTACCGGAGGCCGTCACAGACGTTACTGTGCCGTTGCCGGTTCCGCATGCGACTCCGATGGTGGAGAGAATACCGGCTGTTCCTGCCTGTACACATCTACCAGATGTTAAAGCCGAATCAGTAACATTTAAGAAGGTAGGGGCGGAAGTGATAGACACTACCGGAGTCGTACCTCCGGTTGAAGAGATGTTTCCCGTGCCTGAAACTCCGGTTACACATGTAGCACAGGCTATATTCGGTGCTGTGCCTCCAGAGGAGGTAACAGGACCTGTAGCAGTAACAGAAGTAACAGTTCCATTTCCGGTCCCACATGCTCCCGCTATAGTAGTAAGCAGGCCACCTGTTCCGGCTTGGACGCAATTACCTGGAGTAAGGGGCGTATCCGTCAGATTACCTACGGTTACATTGCCTGAGAAGGTAGGAGCAGAGGTAATAGAAATAACGGGGGCTGTTCCCCCCGTACTTGAAATGTTGCCCGTTCCAGAGACACTCGTTACTGTTCCCCCGTTAGCGCCGGGGATCTTAGCTATTACGTTAACACCTCCAGTAGCATTAAGTACAACTGTCGGTGTTCCCGTAGTAGAGGTACCATCAGCTCGAACCGAGGTCATCGTGCCGCAGTTGAATATGTAACTCCCTGGTGCCGTGATTGTAGTGCCGACAGTAGTTGTCCCATCGGGGGAATATACTGTTAAGGGGGCAGTCCATTGAGAGTTAGTCGTATTTCTGTATAGGCCCTCGACCGAAATTGATCCCCCGAAGGAAGCAACGGTCACACTACAGGCAGATTGTCCCGTCATGTTGTTTAGGAGAAGGTATGGAGCAGTAGCAGAAGTTAGAGGGTTACCCACTACTGAGAGCGTCTGGTAATCCGCTAGAGCTAAAGTCGGAGCTATCAAAGAGAACGATATAACCAAACTCGTTATAAAAGATTTGAGCCCCTTCATTTTGCCTTCTTATGCTTCTTCTTCATCGGTCCGGCCTTCTCGTTGACCGGGTGTTTTCCGTAGGGGATGTCCATTTTCTTGCTGCCTTCCTTGGCAGGCGCATGCATTTGCTTTTTATGCATCTTCGCAACCTTCTCATCAGGTCCCGCACCCACTTTGGGGATATGTTTACCCTCTTTATTGGCCTTGTGGCCGCTTTCTTTGAGAGCAACCTTCTTAGAAGCATCAAGTTTCTTCTTAAAAGCCATTTTTAACCCTTTTTCTTATTTTGCGGGGGGTTAGCAGGACCTGACATCTGCCGTTTGAGATTACTTTTTTGCGTTCCGACAGATGGAATAACGACACTCGTGCTAATATCTCCAACTTTACCGGAAATACTAATGCCTTGCTTGCCCCCAGACTTTTTTCCGCCGACTGATTGCTGTGCCGCATCAAGACGCTTCACTGGGAGAGACGAAAGAGATCCGCCCTCATGACCTAGCATCTGAAAAAGGCTCTTTACAGGCGTCTTGATCCCGCCCGGACGCTTCTGATCATTATTCATAGGGACTCCTTTAAGAATTCCCTCTAAGTGTATCAAGAATGTGTTAACAATGCAATCAAGTTGCCCATCTGGTACCTCTGGACCAGACTCCTCCGATTTGTCCCTGTACTCTTAATCGTCTTTTAACCCATTCTTGATCCACGACGTTAACCGGACCTGAGTTTCTGACGTTATCGTCACCAGGGCGAGTAAAACCCAAATGCATTGCAAGAGAATCAATGACATCATCATGATCGGGTAAAGAAGTAGGAGTGAAAGAATCAAGTTGATTAATGAGTTCATGCAGTCCCTTCTGAATAAATATGCGTCTTGCTGTCCATAGGGGCTCTAGTTGCTCGATACGCGCTTCTTTCGGTTGCCCATGCGGACTAATCTCTTCAATCTGGAGAGAGATGCCGAGAGGTTCAAGTCTAGCATAGACATGATCTGCCCAATGGGCATAGGATCCGACTGCCTCAATCAGGAGAACCTGTGGTCTGTAGGTAAGGATATGGGCAACGACTCTATTGACGACTTCCGTCGGAGTTCCCTTAACACCTTCAGCCACGGGGATCCACCACCTGGAGAAGAGATCCGTTCCAACCACTGTAAGTCCGTGGTAATCCGATCTAGCAGTTGACTTACTTCCTGCGGTGTCCCAGGCCATTGTGGTGTAGACGGGGTATTGTCCATCATTCGTTTTTACTATTCCTTGACCGTCTGATAAGTAAAACTGAAAGTCAGGCTCCTGGAGACAGTCCATCTTAAAAGTTCTATCACTATCAGATATCGGGTTGTTGAGATACTGACAGGAGAACTTACGTTCTTTAAGTTGCTCTCGCTTATTACAGAGAAACTCAAAGTCTTGCTTACTGGGAAAGTAGAGTCCGTTGGGGCCATCGAAACAAGAGCGTATTAGTTTCTCGAAGAAGGGAGGTTTTCCGTTCCTAACTCTATCCTCATCAATTCTAATAATTTTCCCATATGCATCGTCCGTATGCCAGCGGGTGAAGATAAGAACAAGAGTTCCGCCAGGTTCCAGAATAGGTAACAAATCCATAATATGATCGTAAACTTTTTGTCTACTTTTAGCCGTATAAATATTAGTGTCCGTGACAAGATCGTCCGCAATGATGAGATCATAGTGGCTTCCGGTCTTCGATCTGTCCACACCCGAGGTGTCTATGGACGGTTCCTTAAGAATCTTAGTCCGTTTAGATATGGTTATTCTGCTGTCACTCCAGGCGGCTTCCCGGAAGGCTGGCTTCCAGTCATTACCATAAAGTCTATGGAAAGCAGTATTGTTTGTGATGTGTCCAGCAGTCGCGCTAAGGCGTTCTTTTGATACATCATGTCTGAAGGAGTCAAGGAGTATTCTAGCGTTTGGATTACGTTTAAGGACGCCGAGAGGTAATCCCTCAGTTGCGATAGACGTTTTGAACGATCCTCGCGGTACTCCAACCATAATGAGTTTTTGGGATTTTCCACTGAACTGACAGTCTCCTACAGCACTCTCGAAGATATTACAAAGGTCATAATGCGGCTGAGGCATCATATCCCTCATCCCAAGTGTATCCTTACACAACGAGAAAAGCCACTTCGGTTCAACCAAAGTAGCTTGTTCATCAGGGACTATTGCTTCTTCATTTGTCTCTAAGAAGTCGAAGAAGTCATCTGACATTATTTTGGGAAGTCCTTAAATGATATCTCACTGAGTAGGGGCCTTCTAAGAGTATTCTCTGTGTTACCTGGAAGGGCCTTCATATCTGCTTTTAGTTCTTCCTTCATGTCCTCTACTGCCTTACATAGGTGACCCCATTGAGAGTGAGTGAAGGCCGTGACTTGTGTCTCCCCACGAGAGGTATTGAAGATGATGACCGCTTCCTCTGTGACTTGCAAGAGGAAAACCTCTTTGTTCATGTAAAGATCGCCAAAGTCCATTTACATTCTCCCGTGATGAGAGTCCATCACATACTTCTTGATCTCAGGGATGAGGTTATAGAGTTTGTCACCCGGACAGGCCGTTGAGTAGTCCCCCTGATTACTTGGGTAAAACATGGGGGCTACATCGCGATGACCGATAGTACGGGCGATAGATGGGCGAGTAACGTGGATATAGAGACAGAGTTTCTCTAGAGATACGATCTGTGGAACGGTTGGGGGACCTGTATATCCCTTATCGTTGGATTGGAAGTTTCCAGTGAGAGCCACAGATACAGACTCAGGGTTACGGCCATAAGTGGCAGCAGACTCATAAGCAATAGGACGTCCCTCATAAGTAGCCCCGTCTGGGGTTATCACCCAGTTATAGGCGATCATCGCCATGCCGCGTGCTCTGTGCTCTGCGTCTATTTCAAGGGGGGTCTGGTTAGGATTACCGGCGGTATGATGAATAATGAAATCTGTAATTAACCCTACGGACCGGGGGGCCATCGCCCCCGGTGCAGGATAACTAATACTCTTGATGTCCATTAGATCTTAGAGATGGTAACAGTGACTTCGATATCTCCATTGATTAAGAATCCGGCAGTGAAAGGGGTTGCCGTCGCATTACCGGCAATGAGGCTAACAAGTTGGAGGGCCTGACTGAAGCCGATACTTAGGGGCAGTGCGCTCGTAGCTGCTGAAACAGCAACAGAAACCTTGTCAGGACCTAGACGAAAGACAAACGTAGGGGTCTTCTTGAAGAAGAACTGACTGGCAAGAGTGAAATAGTTTGAAAGCGTCATTTGGGTACTCCTGTTGAAGTCGAGGGGGATCCGACAATGCGGAGAACCGTGGAGGCTATGAGGGAGATTAGTCCTATCGCCGCTACAATCTTCGGACCATCTGATCCAAAGAGCGTTGTTAGAGACGTCTGAAAGGTCGCATCTGATGCTAGGATGGACAAGCCAGCTACTTGAGATATGATTGCCGCTACGTCTAGCTTATGCATAATTCCACCAGGGGGGGAGTGAAGAGGGCTTGGATGCTTGTGACATGGACCATAGAGACGGTCAAACTTCCCTCTACTAGTATTGTATCATCCGCGTATCTATGAAACAACACCATGTCCCCGGGGGTCATCTCCACGCTGACATACGGCCTGATGTTGGGATGGAAGGCCAGGATGTGTCCCCAGATGGCGGGACCTTTTTTCGGTTCAATGAAGAGGCCGCTTTTGGTGAACCCTCCGGGGACGTAGAGTTTGATGAGGAGACAGTTCTCTCGAATTCGAGGGAGAGGAACGGAGTTGAGGCACTCGTGCCTGATAGTGGGTGTTGAAAGTGGGGGGTACTCAAAATCATGTCTCCTTTGAAGACGGAATGAAGCGGGATCGGTTGACGGCTGAGAGGGGATTGGCGGGTGTGCTGTACTCGGTGACCACATGTTTTACGGGGTCCTCTCTAAGGAACTCTTGTGCGGCTGTCTGTCGCTCGACCATGACCGTCTTGTTGATTTTCGGATCTCCGATGGGCGGAGCCACAGAGTTCGACCGCAACTCTTTGGATAGTAACTCCAACCCATAGGATACCAGGAGGGCCAGAACTGAGTTAGGGGATGTGTTAACGCTCTGTGCGAGTTTAAGTACTGCTTTGCTCTGAGTGGCGGGCAGTTCCAATCGGAACGGGCTGAGTGTATTACTTTCAGATGCCAGTAGTTCTTCCAGGAGACGCTTGTGTACTCTTGTGAACTTTCCATTGTGTTGTGTTGGCCTCATGTCATTTAGAGCGGCGCAGAAGCGAGAGATGACTGAGAGATTGTACTTCTGAATCTGATCCTGGTTTGCTAGTACCTTGTGCAGGAAGCCGAGCCCATCTGGTACCACCGCCGATCTCGGAGGGTTCTTAGATCCCCGTTTCAATTTCGGTTTGTACGTCTGGTGCCTGCGATAGGCGGGGAAGGTCTTGAACTCTCGTCCCTCCTCCCCGCACCTTTCGCATTTACAGATCGCCGAGAACTTAGCACAAAGGATACATTTGCAGTCGGGCCAGTGGGGGACGTCTCTATCGTTCTTGTCCTTTATCATAGGCATATAGTTCGAAGTAATCCTTGACGCCTTGCAGAACTTCTTCCTTGGGCTTGTTTATGAGTCCCAACTTCTTCATCGCGTTGTGCTTGTGTACCTTAACAGTACTCGTTGATAGTTCAAGGATCTCCGCTATCTCCGGGTTGTGTACGCCACTGAGCACACACTCGAGTACGATGACCTCTTGCTTAGTGAGGGGCTTGATTGCGCCTTTACTCCACGTCATCGTATTGAGCCTCTCCAAGAACTGCGAGGATGGAACGCTCACTGAGAACTAAGTAAGATCCTTGCTCGTATTTGATCTCAATGCCTGCCATGCGGGAGAAGATGACTTGCTCTCCTGGCTGCACTTGCACGGGGGAACGAGTACCGTCTGGGTACAAAATTCCAGGTCCGACAGCCAGAACAGTTCCTTCTCGAAGTTTTTCGTCTGCGAATCTTGTCTCTGGTAAATAGAGTCCTCCTGTGCTGACATTCGTTCTCTCCTTCTCAATGATTACAATGTCGTCGCCGAACGGTATGGGCAGGTTAGCTGTTTGCATTGTGTTCATCCTCTCTAGTTCTAGGAATGGACTTGTGGTTCCTACCTCTGGTAGTAGGCTTTAGACCTAGATGCTTCCAGGTCTTGCCAGCTTTGATGTTTGATACGGTCATGGCGGAGACTCCATAAGCTACCCCGATGTCTCGGTAGGATCGTCGATCTTCGTGGATAGCTATGGCCTCAAGGTCGGTAATGACTGTAGGCCACCTGCTCATAGGAAACGCGGGATGCCGTCTTCAGGCTCTAGAAACTCTGCGACCTGACCGGACTCAATAATGTTTACTGCTTCGTCTATTTGACTAGGGAGAAACTTAATGCTGTAGGAAACGTATGGAAAGGTGCTTCCGTCTGCGAGTTCTAGACTCCGCCTTTTCGACTGAATCTCTTCATCAATCACAATACCAGAGAGGTCTGTATTTGTATGAGCCACTCTGGCACTCCATTGAATGATTGTGTCGCCTTCAGCCTCCCAGACCCATTGCTCACACCACTTCACGTGGTCAGTGGTCTTAGCTGGGTAGTTGACTGATACCTTCGCTAGAATTTCTTCGTGCGTCATGACAGGTAAAGGCTCCAGTTCTTTAGTTTCTTGAGTGGGGAGTAGTGCATCATCTTGAAGTAGTCGGCTGCCCAGTAGGCCAGTTCTCCGTAGTACGGGTCCCACAGAACAAGATTCTCATCCTCGTCGATCTCTAGGGCGACCATGTAGTGGTCGCCATCGTTCTCGTAGTTAACGTTAACAAGGATGGGGAGGTTGATGCGGTCGAGCTTCGGTTCCTGCTTTATCACATACTCGATGCCACTCTCTACGAGGAACACCTCAATGGATTGGGGGAGGGTACCGATGTCAGGATCCGGTGCACAGTACATCTCCAGGTCGCCCATATCGAAGCTATAACCGTGGAGTTGGAGGAAGTAGTTGAGGGCAGTGGGTCCGCAGTTATAGGGGTTGGTCTGCTTTGGTACTGTCATAACAGTCCTCGGATCATGTCTTGAGCTTCTTGGCACATAAGGAACGCATCCCCCTTGGTCATGTTGCCGTAGCTGCGATACTTCAACAACTCCAGTTCTTCTCCGTCATCACTCAGTTCATCTGACGGAACAGAGAAGCACAGTATCCCTGTCGCAGCTTCTGGGAGGTCAGTTATGAACTTGATGAGGTCTGACTTGTTAGCTAGAGCGGTTAGGAAGTTCTCAATGTTATTGTCCATGCTCTATAGTTCGGCATGGAACTAGAAAACCCTCCTGGTGAGGAGGGTCCCTAGTTTCTTTTTCGTTAAGACTTAGTGCGCAACTGGAGGTAGCAGCCACCTCCCGTAGGTGTTGATTACTGAGGAACTCATGTTCATAACGTACGTATGCCCGTTCCATCCTGGGTCGCCGATGGAGTGCATGTATGCGGAGATCGGTGTGCATAGTGCCCCGTTCGTTGGGCAGCCGGGGTTCGTGTAGTTGGAGGAGACGTACATCTGGTCACTCTCGAAGTCTACGCCGAACGACCCTGAGTTGTTGGTGTCGTTGATGTACGCTCCGTAATGAGCGAGTGCTGTGTAGATCGTCTTGACGTAAACGGGATCTGGAAGGGCAGCAATCTGAGCATCAGAGATCGCAAGGTAGAACCGTGCACCGTATGGAGCACCCTTGCCATTAGCGCAGACCGTGTCTGCTGCAGCATTCTCTGCGGGATAAACAACCGAGGTGTTGGTGCAGGGGGCTACGATCCCGATGGTGTGGTTGATGTGTCCTTCCATAAGCTCCGGTTGGCGGATAACACCGCCCCACTGAGCCATCTGGGAATGAGTCTGCCCAAACCCTAGTCCTGTTCCGGTGATAGGTCCATATCCGGCGGATGACGTAAGGATGTTACCGTTGATAACGATGTTACTCGACAACGGAAGGAAGTTATGATTTGGTAGTTGGCTTGGGTCTTGACCGGCTCCCCACAGGTCCAGTTCGTTGCCCGTAGTGGTGTCGATGATCGTGAGGTGATGGTCTGAGGCTTGAGCAGGACGTGCATTCAAGGGAATATGGAACTTCATTCCCGGCGTAACGTTTGTGCAGTTCCCTGACCAGTTGGCGTCGCAGGTAATGGAAACTAAGGGGTCAACAGAGTGACTGAAGTTGACGGGATGGCCGAAGTCATTCGTCGCGTCCCACGCTTGGGTTGATCCTACCGTCGTCGTGAAGAACGGGTTCGTGATCGATTCGTAGTATGACATGTAAGCGGCTGAGTTCGGGTCGACAGTGAACCCGGCTGAGATCGGGATGTTATAGACCGAGTTGGAAGCATACGGGACGTAACAATAGTCCGGCAGCCAGTAGGGATTGGAGAAGTTAACGAACGTGCAGTTCGTATCTGGCGGCGGGTAACGGTTAGAGGCATCAGCTATGCTCGCCGGGATACAAGCAGTCATGGCTAACGCAAGAGAAAGTAACGCAGTAGAAATCTTCATGTTAATATAGTAACAGCCTTAAGGTACATTAGACAGGGACTTTAGTCTGTGACTATCCTTAGCGCGAACCCAGGTTCTGAGGGCATGACAGTTAAGACACACTAGGTCACACTTCTCAATCTCAATGCGAAAGGCCTCAGCCGAGTAAGACTTCATCTGCGAGATGTCAAACTTCTTGTCGGTGCCGTCCCTGTGATCAAAGGACATCTGACACGGTTGGTAAGTGTTGTGGCAATCCACGCACGGTCCGCTCTTCATGCCGCGGTAACGAGCCCTATCTCTATTATCAACTCTCGTATTGTCGCACTTCTTACAGCGGGAGTCTAACCCGTCTTTGTTGGATGCGAGACGATAGAAGAACTCAGCAGTCCTAGGCTTACTCTCTTGGCAAGCTCTACATTTCTTGTCGGTAGTCAGTATTGTTTTCATGCTCTAAGTATACCTTATAGGGGGGAATAGTGCAAGTCCCAAGTATCTATTCAAGGAGGTCCCCCACCAACCTCCCCCACTTTGTAAAGCCCCCCGCCCCCTTCGGTTAAGATATGGCAAAGAACAGCAAAGAAATCTTTACATTGCGCTGCGACCGTGCAGAATCAGTCAAGTAATCTTGATAATGTTAAGCAAATGTATAGTAATGT